ACGAGGATGAGGACCTTACAGATAAAACAGTCCGGCTAATATTCGGAGACGTATTTTTCGTATTTGCCGGGGAATATAACCTTGACGGGTACGATTCCTGGGAGGATACTATCGAGGACCTAATCGAGGACTTATGTACAACCTATCAGGAATTACATGAAGCCTAATATTATACTTATCTTAGTCATGGGAGGAATTATCCTAATAATGGGTGCATCCTCCCATCCTACTAGTAAAGAACCTTTAACTTATGAGAATACTCATTGCTTAATATTAATAGTATGCTAGAACAGTCTAAATTCTTAGTATCCTTCGATTGCCAAAACGAAAAATTCTGCGAAGAGTTAATCATAACATACAGAACTGAAGAACTAAGGCCATATCTAATATTCCCAAGGGTAAAACTAAATCCCAACCATCTTCATGTATATCATACCAAAAGAATAATCTCAGAACTTATAGGTATGCCATACTCTTCAATCGAGATAGTTGACCTTATAAGGCTTCAGTAGGTAATCGAGGTTATTGCATATATTATTTATTATTTCTATATTTGCATATCATTAATAATTAAAACATAATGTTATGAAAGAAGAAAGTAAATTAATCGAATTATTTAAAAAATACCCCGGAATTGCTGCACGCATACGGAGGTCATTTGCTTATCACTACGACCAAATCCAACGGGAAATCGAATCCGAGGTTGCTACCATTAACAAGGACGATGCTGCAACCATTATCGATTATACTACCGAATACATGGAGGAATCCATGAATTGGCCTGACCCTGATAACCAGACCAACTTTAACAATCAACTCGCTTAATATTAACCAGGAGGGCTCACTACCCTCCACAAAACTTATAACATCATGACAACATTAAATTCAACCTCAATACTTGCATTAATCATTGCACAAAATCCTTATCATATTATCTCTATCCAAGGCCAAATGCCCATGTCACATGCCCAAAATACATATGACTTCGAAATTGCCGAAGATGACCCACATTACGATGATATGGTAAACTACTCTGGCGATATGCTTTGGGTATATACTTATGCCGATAAGGAATCCCTGGAACTCGACCTAATGGATATCCTCAATCAAATGGATTTACTTAGAGGCTGCGATGATCAATACTTTGATTATAACGTAGACGAAGTAGACATGGTACTCTACGGTGCAACCATTATCCAGGAACAGGAAAAATACAAACCTCTTATCATGCAAAAATTCCAACATTACAAGGATAACTTCGATGAGGAAGAACATGCCGAGGAAATCGACTATTATCTTAACTTCCTCGAAGAACCAGAAACTCTTTACACTTTCACCGAAAATATTATCAACCTTTTCAAATCCTTTATCAAATGAGAACCAAACTTATAATCCTAACATCAATTGCCATGGCTCTAGTAGTCATGGCTTTCCCTACTAATAAATTTCAACCTAAAACAGTATGGGAACACTACTGCAAGTATACATTGGGAATACACCCATCCCAGGCAACCGAGGACCAATATGATTACTTCCTTGATTGCTGGTCAGGAGATGACGAATACCAATATCTCTATGACTACTACGAGAACAAATACCCAGAATATAATCACCAACTAAAACATTACGGAAAATGAACGAAATACTAACCATCAACAACTACCCAACAGGATGGTCCTGGTTAAAATCAGTACCTCTAGAGGATTTCACTTGGCTCATAGAAGTATTCTCAACTATGACCGATAATATAGATACTTATAATTACTGCCAATACAATAACCGGAAGCTAATCCATGTAGATACAAAAGGATTAGCCCACTTCCTATGCAATGACCAAGGATACGAAGCAGGTATCAAAGAATACGGATATTACATCGCTGCCAAATCTCTAGATATCAAATCTGAAGAGGATTACATGAATCACTTAACCGACATACGTCTAATCTGTAACGAATTATGAAACTAAAAATCACAACCTTAGTAATCGTAGAAGAAGGCCAAGTCCAAGATATCTACCATTCATTAAACGATGACCAAGACAAGGCCTATCAAGAAATCATAAACCAGGTAAATGCCGAATATGGAGACGGAGGAGTATTACAATTCTATTCCTTACAGGGTATCAAAGAATACTTCGAAATCGTACATATAAAAACTCAGGAGCTTACATCAATAGGATTCAAAACCGCAATATTAGACCTATGAAAAAGAAAACCAAGAACCAAGTATACATACCCCACCAGGATAAATGGAATGAACACTTTCCTACTCCAGGTAAACCAAATCCCAATTACTACACAGACTCAGGTGCAACCTTCAACAAGCACCTACGTACCCAAAACAAATTAAAATCCAAACAGAAATGAAAAAGAACCAATTGCTTATAGATAACCTTAGGACACATATCTTTCAAAGCCTAGAGAACCTAGAAGAACTCCTAGAACAAGAAGACATAAACCTAAGGACATTACGAATAAAGGAACTAGAAATATCCTTTACCGTAACTAGGAGAACCAAATCCGAATACCTGAAATCCTTAGACTTCTGGTACAACCCACTAACTAACTACAAAGAATATCAAATACCCCTACAGAAATGAAAACCCTACTACTAATCCCAGTAATCCTATATACCTGGTTATCATTAACCCACAGGGATAAGATATACCATCAAATACCCAGCCCCACCAACAAACAAAAATACATATACTTAATTCTACAAGGCCTACAGATAATCCTATTAATCCTATCAGAGACCTTAATCCTAAGGATACCAACCTACTAACCCACCAAACAAAAATAAATAAAGAAAGCCCAGTATAAACAAAATCATACTGGGCCTAACTATGTTACATAACTAAGATACAAATACCCCAATATCACCAATCATATAATACTAATCAATATACATATAACTAATTTGAAGGCCTTCCGGGGGTCGGAAAAATTTGAGGTAGGGGATCTGGCAGAGGCTTTCTACTATACAACCACACTACTCTATAGCTATCTAACACATATGTCTCATAGCCTTTGGTCATTATAACCAATTGCCTAAAAGGTACCTAAAAAGGGCCTATTGGGGTACCTAAATCCGATAAATCCTAGACCCCTAATGGCCCTTTATATTAGTATATATTATATAGAAATTGGTTAGGATTAGGCAATAGGATTTGGGGATTAGGCATTAAAATATACCATTCATGGCCATCAAATTTATTGGGATTATATTAAAAATGTAGGCTGTTAGGGGTACCTAAAACTAGTAGGTATGTTATTAATAGCCCTTATATTTAGTTAGAAAGAAACTAATAATGGCTAGAAGAGATATGGATTATGTAACTCTTTGATTATTAATAAGTTATAGAGCTATAAGACATTATCCATTAAGGGCCTCAGTAGGATTTGCATATTTAAATAAAAATGTCTATATTTGCAGTATAAACAATTAAAAATATATAGATATGAAAACAGTACAATTTAATGCAAACAACATCCTTTGCGGTAACAATTATCCTATTGCCTATTATTATCCTATGGCCAAGGACCTGGTAATCATTTCTACTGGCCATGACGATTCTATTATCGATGACTCTATGGGTTACTCAGAATATATCATTCCTATCCTAGAAGCCATTCAAAAGACTTCTATTAAGGTATACCGGTTATATCTTGCTTCGATTACTTCTACGGTTACCGATTATAAAGGTACACATACCTGGATATTCACTACAGACACTACATATTCCGATGCCGATATCGAATATATCCAGGCTGCCTTATACAATGTATTCTGCGAAAACAATGAAACCTGCGAACCAATCGTAAACTACGTTAACAATACATTTATCATCACCGACATCTATTCTTGCTAATCGCTATGGGAGCTCTATATATTTTATCTCAGGCCTTACAAGGCAATATTACAATGATACTTGCCTTACTCTTTATGCTATCTCCTGCTATAGTTGCCTTGATAGCTATATTCAAATCTCGCTAACTTAGGTACACTTAAGCCCATACCTATCTAAGGTACTGGGCTTTTCTTATGACCTTTCTATGTAGGCCATCATGGGATTTCCTAAGGCTTATCATAGGCCTAACTATAGACCCATAGGCCATAGTACTCTATAGACTCCCTGGATGGCCCTGGGCATTATGGGATTACCTGCTAGTCACCTAATGGCCTTATATGATATAATATACAGATAATATCTACCGGACTGTATGGGGCCTTCTTTTTTCTAAAGTGGTACCTATACCAACTCCTTCCCTATATCCATCAATATACCCATATTACCTACCCACAACCATGCCCACCATTCAAACCCCTAAAACCTACTTGCACAAATTTTACACGAAATTATTAAAAATAATTCTTTAAAAATTTTCGAAAAATTTTTCTGAAAATGTTTTGTAGATTCAAAGATATTTTTTATCTTTGTAGTGTTGAAAAAGCAAAGAGATATTTAAAATTTTGATTAACAATTTTTATAAAAAAAATTCTCTGAAAATTTTACTAATTAAAATTTTAAATTGTATCTTTGTAATGTAATCAAAAAGCGATGTTTGATATTTTGAAACAATTTAATTTAAATATTCCTTTTCTCTTTTTCTTATAAATCATTTAGTTTTATAGAGAAAAGGATATAATAAAATAAACTTAAAAACTAAATGTATTTTATTATGGAAGAATTAAAGAATGTAGTAGTAGAAAAAGAAGTTGCTAACAACAAAGTAAACAAAGTTAGTGCAAATAAAGCAAAAGCGCAAGCAAAAGCAAATAGTACTATTAAATTATCAGTTGATAGTATTTTTAAAAATCTAAATAAAAAAACTAACGGACTTTTAAAAACTTCTTTAGGAAAGAAAACAGAAATTTACATTGAATCTCTGTTTACTGAATTGAACGAAAAGCAAAAAAAAGCATATAGAAAAAAGTTAAGAAATACAACTTTTTCTTTGCTTGACTCGATTTGCAAAGCAAAAGAAGAAAAGAAACAAAATGAATTAAAAACACTTGTTTCAGCTTTCAACGATTTTTATAAGCAAGTTTATAAAATTCATGATTTTTCTTTTGCTTCTATTGCAAGCGAAAATACAAAGGACACAAAAAAAGAAGTTCTTACAAAAGGTTTGAATATTGTTAAGAATTTCAAGTAACTAACTACAAAGGGAAAGATTAAATCTTTCCCTTTTTAAAATTTTAAAGATATGAACAAAGAACTATTAAAGAAATTTTTAAATCATTCGATTTCTAAGAGTGACGGAAAGATAAATATTTCTGTTTTAGATATGCAAAGCGAATCTTTGCAAGACGAAGAAGAAACAGAAAAACGTTTAAGTGAAACGTTTGAAAATCTTGATAAATTGCTTTTGCAAGACGGACACAAAAAAATAATTGAATCAGATTATTACAATGTTTATGCAAGAAAAAACGACGATAGCGAATTATTTGTTTTGCAAAACAAAGATACATGTATTACTTTGATTGAATTAATTTAAAATTGAAAGGGACAAATGAATAAATGTTTGTCCCTTACTTTTTATTTTTGAATGTTAAATTTAACGTAACCGTTAGCCCCTTTTAGTACCACACCAAAATCGCTCCTCGCTTAAAGAGGTACCCCGATTATCCCACAAACCCCACAACACACAAAGAAGCCAGAGACCTAACATCCCTGGCATCTCAATCCCTATAAAATGGTATCCAACATCTTCTTAACCCTATCCTTCCCTAAGACCCTCCTACCATTCCTTATCTCATAGAAGAAAGTATAATACATCTCAAGTTCTTCCATCCAAATTCTATCCCCTCCCTCCAATAATGGTTCTATTTTCATCATATCCTCAGGATTAATCCATAACCGATACCAAACTCTATTACCTTCAGAACATCTTAGGATTCTCTTATGGTCATCATCCCTTATCGCTGTTACCTTTACCATACTGATTAAACATTTCTTGATTCAACCTAAATCCAGGCCTAGATATAATCATCCTCTGGATATCATGTATCTTAATTGCCATCTCATCCATTTCCATCGGATGGTTGATAGGTAATTCTAAAAACCTATTCCAAATTTCCTCAGTAAGCATAAGGATTTCCTCTTCCTCTTTGGTAAGTTTACCCAAGTTAATATCATCTTCTATTACTCCCTTGGTAATTACTGTACCTATTACAGTATCCTTACCGATGTTAATATCTTCCATACTCTAATAAATTATAGGTTCATCTTCGGTAATAGGAGGGAGATTAACTCCCTCTCTTTTAATTCTCTCTAAATCTTCCAGGGCACACTCTAGTATTTTAATACGTTCAGCATTATAATCTTTAGATACTGGGAACCAGAACGCTGTATGGAACAGGTATTTGTATCCCTTTAACCTTTTCATAGGTACCCTAAAATATATTCTGCCATTTACATCAAGAGTATCATCCTTAATACTTTCGATTATGTGATGGGAATAACCAAAGTATACATGGGTAAGGTTAAACCTTTGTGGAGTAAACCAGGGTTTAATTACTTCTTGCCATAAGTATGTACCATCATTAGAAAGATTGAACTCTATATTAATGGTTCTACTCACCTCTATCAGGTCAACACATAATCCTCTTGGAGAATTTGGTATATTAATCCTTCTATCCCGAACTGTCTCAAGGACATTCTTTACTGGTAAGTAATAATTTCTTATCCTTTCTTCGATTACCTTATTCTCTTTGGAATTATAATCGATTGCAGTGTACGTAGGCTTTTCCATCCTTCTCTAATTTTCTTTCAAACCATTGGCAGGTAATACACTTTGGACTTCCTACCATTATCTGTACTTCTCCTTTAATTACTGGGCATGGATTGGTAAGCTTCTTTTGCCTACCTACCTTCTTCGTCGTTATTTCTCTGTTCATAGTTCTTAAAGTATGTGATTAATAAATATATCGGGAATAGAGGCATGATTAACCAGATAGTTAGGAAAAAGAACCCCACCCTTTTCATTGGGTGGGATGAGGTAATTACTCTGGTCATAAACCATGCAGGTATAGAGCATACGGCATATATGATGCCTAAGATTATCCAGGTTATCATTGTTCAAAGTACTTATTTACGATTTTGGATATCTTCTTATCTAACTCTACTATTAGTTCGCTGAACTCTTTATCCTTCATATCTTTTATCTTGGCTTCGATAAATTCCAGGTTTCTCTTAATAGAGAAATAAGATTTGAAGGCTTGGTAATCCAATTCAGATTTATCTGTTAGAGGTAATATCATACTTGATTTACCATCTAACCTTGTATAGAATCCATCGGGTCCCAGGGTTCTTGATACCTTTACTTTGTTACTCAGTACTGCAAACCCACCTTTCTTATCGATAGATTCTACAGTTACTTTCTCCATAAGAGTTTTGCCGTCAGAGAAAATGACTTCTTCACCCTCCTTTAGCTTTTTGGTTTCTTTGTTCTTTTTCATATCTTTATTATTAAATTGTTTATGCAAATATACAAAATTAATCTGATTTAATGCAATTATCAATAAGAATTTTTAAATCTGCTGCGGTAAAGGATTTCCGGTTAAGTAAGTCATCTAGTTGTTCTGGAGTTAGGATTATACCATTTGGAGTAAAAAGTTCTCTTAAGTGTGCCGGAATTATTCCCTGGAATCCCCAATTATTATACGAACCAATATACACTTTATCATTTACCATTGCAGCAATATATTTCTTGGTTGAACCTAATGACTCTCTTCTAAAGGTAGCGACTTCTAACCAAATCTTATTTAAGTGAATAGAATAATGCTGAAAATAAGGTGTAACCAAGGGAATCATTTCATAATTAGAATCCTCTATCAGAGTTTTATCCGATTCAATAATTCTATGCCAAAAAGCACATTGAAAACAAAGTTGTTTTTCCTTCATTAACTGAGGTACTGTTTTGGCTAAATCGTAATCATCCAAATCTAATGGTGAATTACATAGGTGACATGTGAGTTTCTCTTCCATATTATTATAAATTTTTATATAAGATAATAGAACTCCTAACTATCATCCAGATAAGGTATACGCAATACTTTCTTTTCTTTAATGAACTTTAAAATATAACGTTATGGATAAGTTAACTAATGAAATGATTGTGGCTCTGGCCAATGATTTAGGACTGGAGCCAGCTCTTTTAAAGGCAGTACAACTGGTTGAAGGAGCAGGTAGAGATGGATTTCTAGTAGATGGTAGACCTCAAATTCTGTTTGAAGGTCACATTATGTACAAAGAAATCAAAAATAAGTTCGGTTTAGACAAGTCAGTAGCTGCTCAAAAGAGTTACCCTACGATTTGTTTCCCAAAATGGGATAAATCGAAGTACTTAGGAGGAGCAAATGAGTACAAAAGACTCGAAATTGCCAAGAAAATCGACGAAGAATGTGCTTTGAAGTCAGCTTCTTGGGGAATGTTTCAGATTATGGGCTTCAATCACCTCTATTGTGGCTGTAAAGACGTCTTCGAATTCGTGAAAAAGATGCAGGAATCTCATGAAAGTCAGTTAAAACTCATGTATTACTACATGAATAATACCAGTTGCTTGAAAAATCTGAAAGAACATGACTGGGCAGGCTTTGCTCGGAAGTATAATGGTCCTGGTTATGCTGAAAATGCCTATGACCAGAAGTTAAAAAACGCTTACGAAAACTTTAAAAACAAGATATAATGAAGGTAATTTACAACAAATTCATCCCTTTCAAGGGATACAAGGCAATGAACCTATTCGGAATTGTCTTTGTGAGAAAAGGTGCTAAGTTTGATACCTATGATTACAATCATGAGCACATTCATCTCAAACAAATGCAAGAGATGTTGTGGATATTCTACTACTTATGGTATGCAATCGAGTACCTAATCATCATGTTCTTTGCTAAGTGGAACAAACAAAGCGAAAGATACCATGATGTAAGCTTCGAAGAGGAAGCCCATAATAATGACCACGACTTGGAGTATATCCGAACTCGTAAACATTATTCCTGGGTTAAGTATGTAAAACTTAGAAGCTACAAGAAATGAATGTATTGGGAGTATGTGCAGGGCAAGGTGCCCTGCTCTTCCCTTTCAGAAAACATCTGATTGGGAATATAGAAGTAAGAGGAGTATTCCATACTCCTGGTGAAGAGCAATGGAAAGCTAATTTTGGTGATATACCATTCTACAAAGGATATAACTTACCTCAATTTGAGGAGAGAGTAGATGTTATTATATCATCTCCAGACTGTGGGGCATCATCCATTATGAGGCTTTCAAAGGTAAAAGAATTGGGTAATCCTAAGGATAACAGGAGTTTAAATCTAGTAACTGCTGCAATATTAGAATATAAGCCTAAGATTTTTCTTATTGAAAATCTTCCTCGTTTGCTATCTTTGCTTCCTTATGAGTTCTTTAATTTAACCTTTAAGGACTATAAACTTATTTTTCATGAAAGGTCAGTTTCTGACTATGGGAACTCTCAAGTATCAAGGAAACGTCTAATCATCATTGGAGTGCATAAGAAAACCGGTAAGAAATACTTGAATGCTTTTGATGAAGTATTCCAAGTAAAAACTCCAAAACTTACTAGAGACTTGCTCTTTGTATCTCCTTACGGGAGTAATTATAATATCCCAATAGAAAAAACTTTGGCGATGTATGATTATCGAAAACTCCCTGAAAAGAAGAATCTGACTGTTGAGAAGATTCAAGTATTATGGAATAGTGCTTTCAAGAACGAGAAGAAATGGCCCATTAAAACTGCAAAGATGAGTACTCTCCCGGGAGTATATCGATTAGAATTAGATAAACCACCTCTAACTTTAAGACCTGCAGATAGGCAATTTAGACCCGATGGGTATCCTCTTGGGATTAATGATTTCAAGGTAATTATGGGATTTCCTAAAAAATTTAAGATTTACATTGACCAAGAAAATTACCTTTATTGGTTGAATAAGGCAAGGTATACAATTGCCAAAGGTTCGGTATACGAAGTAGGGCTTTGGTTTAAGAAATGTATCAAAAATGTCTAGGTACACTTTCATGTTAATATATACTAAAGTATATATTACTCCAAACTGCCCTTTGAAAAATATAGATATATAATATACTACGTATATATATCTATATTTTTATATACGTATATAGCTATTGTTTGTAGTAGATATTGAATATATGTTTTAGGATATAGGAAATTTATCTCACTACGTTCGATAAAAGGTAATCGCTTAGCGATTACCGATAGTTAGTAATAATTAAATTTTTCGTGATGATGAAAACAGATAAAAACAAGTGGAAGAACTTTGTGTTCCTTTTGCTTCTAGGATTTACTATTTACCTTTGCTTCAGGAATTACAAACTGAATTCATATATCAGTCAACTTCCTGATTCATCGGTCATTGGCATTCCTGATACAATCAAATTGAAAGAGAACTTCAAACCTGTGATACCCTATACACAATTGGTTCAGCCCCAGAGAATTCTTCTCTACGACTTCTATCGAAACAGTAGCAATTCGACTAAACCCCAGGCTTCTGATTCAACAGCGGTTACTTCGAATAGGATTAGTAGAGAAGATTCTCTGGTCCAATTTACCTTGGATAAAAACCAATTGAATCTAAGTTTATTCAACAAAGAAACAAACTCCTATTCAACGAGAATGTTTAACATGGACTTAGATAAGTATAAGTACAATTGGTATGAAGGTCAATTAACTCAAAAAAGAATTAGAAAACTAACTCTAAGTCCATACGTTTATGGTAAATATAGGGTCTTTAATCAAATGTTAGACATAGGGACAGGCCTTTCAATCAAGACTACTAATTTCAATTATAAACTGGGTATAAATGCTTTTCATTATCCGAAGTTCTTTTCGGGAATAAAAGCTGACTTAGAGTTTTCAGTAACATATAACTTTTGATTATGGCAAAGAAGATTAACATAGAAACTAACACATCGGCTCTTACAAGGGAAGAACTAGCAACACTTGCTAAAGTTAGTAATGATGTTTTTTACTTTAGCCTTTTCACTTATGTGATACACCCTATGAGGGGAAAGGTAAGATTTGAACTTTACCCATATCAAAAATCGGTTCTGTATAACTTCGTAAAAGAACGTTTCAATATTCTGCTTAAGTTCAGGCAAGCAGGTATTACGGAGCTTATATCTATGTACTGCCTATGGTTGGCAATGTATCATCCTAACAAGAAGATTAACATTATCTCAATCAAGGACACAACAGCAAAGAAGGTACTTAAGAAGATTAAGTTCATGTACAAAAACCTGCCATGGTATTTACAGACACCGATTATAAATGGTCGTTCGGGAGAATATGGTTCTGCATCAATGATAGAGTTCGATAATGGCTCATTCATAGAATCTATCCCAACGTCTTCAGAAGCCGGTCGTTCAGAATCTCTATCCTTACTGGTAATTGATGAAGCAGCAGTAGTTAGATGGGCAGCCCAGATTTGGGCAGCCGCTTTTCCTACTCTTTCCACTGGTGGAGCTGCTATCATCAATTCCACTCCTTATGGAGTTGGTAACTTCTACCACTCAACTTGGGTTGATGCTATTGCAGGTGGAAACCCATTTAACCCACTACGATTGTATTGGCAAATGCACCCAGAACGAGATATTAATTGGTACAATGAAATGTCTTCTGCTCTTGGAACAAAAAGAACTGCACAAGAAATCGATGGTGACTTCTTATCATCTGGAAATACGGTCTTCGACTTAGCTGATATCAAAGCTATCGAAGACTGTCTTAGTGATTATCCGGTTATTAAGAAAAGATTCAATGGTCAATATCGGCAATTCTTAGAACCAGCACCAGATAAGGAATATTTCATTGGTGCTGACGTTTCAACTGGTAGGTCTTCTGACTACTCTGCATTTACTTGCATGGATAAACAAGGAGAAGAACAAGCAGTATTCAAAGGTAGACTTTCAGTAGATAAGTATGCAAGGTTACTTGGAGATACAGGGCATTTGTTTAACTTTGCCACTATTGCTCCAGAATCTAATGATGTTGGATTGGCAGTAACTTCTGCTCTTCAAACTGAAGGTTATCCTAAACTGTATTATTATCAGAAAATGCTTAAGAAGAAAGGTAAATCTAGACCTGAGGTAGATAAATCTCCAGGATGGTTAACTACACAAAAGAACCGTTCTGTTATTGTAGAGGGACTTGAACAGGATATTCGAGAAGATAGTATTACTGTTAAAGACCCTTTCTTTGTTCAAGAAGCATATACCTTCATATATGATGGTTTAGGTAGGCCAGTTGCAATGGGTAAGCATAGAGCTAATAATTCTACAGTAGATGTAGACCTAGAGGGGGATGTATATGCAGATGACTCTATATTCGGTAAAGCAATCTGTAATCACATAAGAAAAGGAAAAACTAACGTAATAGTACAACCGAAATGAAAAAGCTCAATTTTAATTGGAGTTGGGGTAGAAAGAAAGACCCACCTCCTGAATCAAACAAGGAGCCAAGCAAGCCAAAAGCTGCTGCTATATCTCCTGGTAGAGTATCAGTAGATGAAGATAACTCTTTACTCAGTACTCTGAAAGGGATGACCGTAATGGTAGACCCTTCTTTTCGTGTTGAAGTAATCCCTTTGATTCGTGATTTATATAAGGTAAATCCGGATATGGGCATTGCTTTGCAGGATATGTTTAAGTTGGCAAATACTGGTCATACGGTAACATTCCCAAACAACTCAGATGCTGAAGCAGATAAGATGAGAAAACATCTTACTGAAGCTACTAAGAAATGGTCTAGGTATACTGCTGGTATAGATGGTCTAGTTAATAAGATGATTGTACAATGCCTTGTTAGTGGAGCTATATCCGTTGAAGGAGTTCCTAATGATATGTTGGATGGTTTGGATACAGTCTTATTCCTTAGACCCGAGAACATTGTTTTCAAAAGAGAGAACAATGGAGTATATTCTCCTTACCAGAGGAATAAGAATTACTTCGTAAAGCACCAAGATTATATCAAACTAAACCCAGAAACTTATGTGTATGCTGGTATGTTTAATGATACCGATGAACCTTATGGGATTCCACCATTTATGGCAGCATTGGATTCATTAAAAGGCCAACATGATATGAAGGTTAACTTCAAACACATCATGGAAATGGTTGGTATGGTAGGATTCTTGGAAGCTAAGATGACTAAACCAGACCAGAATCCAAATGAAAGCTTACAAGCTTATCAATCCCGTCTTGAACGTACATTAAAAGATTTGAAAAGAAATCTTCGTAATGGTATGAAAGACGGTATAGTAACTGGTTACATTGATGACCATGAGTTTAAACTCAATTCAACTACCAAGGAACTTGGTAATATTGAGAAACCCTGGAATATGAATCAGCAATCAGTTGCAAATGGTTTGGGAGTTAATGGAAACCTTATCGGAGTTAGTTCAACAACAGGAGAAGGAGCAACGGGTATAATGCTGTCTAAGTTAATTAGCCAGTTAAAAAATATCCAAATGCTTGTAACTTATGTATTGGATTTTCTTTATTCTCTAGAACTGCGTCTGGCAGGCTTTGATAATAAGGGAATAAAGATATCATGGGGAACTTCAACTATCTCCGACGAAGTTAAGGTTCAACAAGGTCTTCAGTATAAAATCCAAAATCTGGATTTATTATATAAGGCTGGTATCATTAGCCAAGACCAATATGCTTGGGCAATGGGTTATGATTCTCCTGATGAAGACGAACCAAGAGTTTCACTTGAGGACCAATTTGCTAAGGGTAATTCAGACCCTCAAGAGGGAACTAAGAAGAAGCAAAGGCAAGATGATAAAAATCAATCTGCTCGTAGGTCAAGAGATAAAACTAATCCGGCTCCATCTCGTGGAGACCAAAATACAAAAGCAAGATGAGTAAATTTACTAAAAGAAACAAAGAGCATCTTGATTCAATGGTGATTGGCCAGGGTCATACCATTATGGCTGGGTATATCCCAGAAGCAGTTGGAGCCCAGGCTTTCTCAGAGAATTATTACAAATGGAAGACTCCGACACCGGATACCATTGCTCAATTTGGATTTTGGGGAGGGGATATAGATTATAATACCTATTATCCAAACCTTGATAAATCGGAACTTACTCCGAAGGACGAAGAGTTCATAGAACCAATGTTTAGGTTACTTTCTGAAACGATTGTATCCAAGAACTGGAATCCTACTGACTTTGGTCAGAATGGAGTACTTAAGGCTTCCATGAAACTGTTACTCGGGCAAACAGTAAATTGCGACCATGAAACAAATATTGGTAATGCAATTGGAGCTGTATCTCAAGTAATGTGGCAGGAGTCTTATAAGGATGGAAGCTTTACTATACCTGCAGGTATCAACGGTATTTTGAAGATTGATGGTAAAGCTAACCCAAGAATTGCTAGAGGTATTCTTATGGAACCTCCTTCAATTCATAGTAACTCGGTAACAGTACAGTTTAAGTGGGATAAATCACACCCAGGAATGGAAGATGGTGAATTCTATCAAAAACTTGGTACTTATGACTCTAAAGGTGAAATGGTTCGTAGAATAGTTACTGAGGTAGTTCGATATATGGAAACATCCCTGGTATCTCATGGAGCTGATTCATTTGCTCAAAAGATTGGTGAAGATGGTAAAATCATTAATCCAACCTTTGCAAAAAGAACCTGGTCTTCTTATGAGGAATATCGGGATGACAAGTCCAAACAGTACTTCTTTACTGACTACAAAACAGACTTCAACTCATTCCAAGAAAAGGACAATACTCCAGATTCTTTTAATGATAATGGTACCCAAGAAAATCATAATCCTAATAAAGAAAATATGAACAAAGAATTGCAAGAATTTTTAGAAAAGCTTTTCGGAGATAACATGTTATCTCTGGCAGAAGGCAAAGAAATGACTCAGGAAGAAGTTATTTCTTGTATTCAAAGCTTGGTATCATCCAAAAACAGTCTTCAGACAACGGTAGATAATCTTACTACAGAGAAATCTTCTCTTACAGAACAGATTACCAACCTGAATGCAGAAGTTGCAAACTTGAAGGAAATGGCAACTGTAGGAAAGAATCATATTGCTTCTCTCCGTGAAAGTGCCGTTGCTACTTACAAGAAGCTGATGGGTGACAAAGCCGATGAAACTATTGTTACAATGTTGAATGCCGAAACTACTGGCATCGTTACTCTTATCTCCTTGACTAAGGATTATCAGAGTCGTCTGGAAGAAAAATTCCCAATGGTATGTGCAAGCTGTGGTTCTCACGATGTAAGCCGTGCTTCTTCTGTTGCAGAGAATGACAATGAGGATAAAACCAAGAAACCTGCAACTACTTCAAATGCAGAAGCCAAGTCTACTTCGGAAACCCTTGAAGACTTGTACAAGAAGAAATTCAAGTAATAATCGATAAATATCACTGTTATGACTAAAATCGTAAACAAAGACCAGCCAATGACGCTGTTTGGGGAAAAGACCCCAAGAGCGGTGATTTACAAAAGTGAATCACACAAATTGCACCAAGCTTTCTGTGTAAAAGATGGTGAAACAATTTTGCAAGGTATGCCAGTAGCTCTTGGAGAAGACGGTTTAATTGAACCTTACACTGAATCTACTCAGGTATATATCGGAGTGGCAGTAACCGACAATGTAAATCCTGCTTACCAGGCACAGAACAAATTCCCAGTAGAGGTAACTGTTGCTGTAGAAGGTTACATGATTTGTAACTGGGTATCTAATGCTGCTGACTTAAAAGCAGGATATGTAGTTCCCTCTGGTGACTTGCTGAACGACAGATTTGTAAAAGCAAATCAGTCAACAGATGCTACACCTTTCATTGCCATCATACCTGCAGATGAGGCAAACGAGGTAATTCAAGTACTTATTAAATAAGAGAAGAAGAAACATGGAAAAAGTTGATATTTCAAAATTGAAGAGAGAAGACTTCGCAAAAGAACTTCCTCAAATGGTACAGCAGTTGGATGCTTACCGTCAAGGTTCACAGAACAAAAAACCTGTGGACATCACATTAGGTGAACTTACCACTGGTAAATGGGGTATTACCCAAGATGAATTGTTCGAGAAGTTGGATATCAATCCGAAAATCGACACAATGGAAAACATCTTCACAATGCCTCAGCAAGATGTTCGTTGGATTGTTCCGGAAATCATTCGTTCTGCCATCACTCTTGGTATGCGCCAGGCTCCGTTCTATCCGGAGATTATTGCTTCTGACCAGTCAATCAGTGGTCTTAGCGCAATCATGCCGATGATTAACATGTCCGATGCTGCTCCTGCAAAGGTTAATGAAGCAGAAACTATCCCATTGGGAGATGTAAGCTTTGGACAGAAATCAGTAAGTCTCTTCAAAATTGGTAAGGGATTCAAACTTACTGATGAAGTTCGTAACTACGTATCTCTGGATGTATTGGCAATCTACCTTCGTGACTTCGGTGTTCAGCTCGGTTATGCAATGGATACTCTGGCCATGGATGTTGTTATCAATGGTAACAAACCAGATGGTTCAGAATCTGCTCCGGTTATCGGTGTATACGAAACTACGAATGGTATCACTTACAAAGATTTGCTGCATATCTGGGTAAGAGCTGCTCGTATGGGACGTAACTTTACTACTATGATTGGTGGTGAAGACCAAGCAATTGAAATGCTGAACTTGCCGGAATTCAAAGAACGTCATTCTGGTACAACTGAAGCTACACTGAATGTGAAGTCTCCTGTACCTAAGAATGCTAACTTTTACATTCACCCGGGTACACCCGACCAAGGTTTGCTGTTGATTGATACAACTGCTGCTTTGATTAAACTGACTGCAAAACAGTTGATGCTTGAATCAGAAAGAATTGTATCAAATCAGACTCAGGCAATCTATGCTACTCTGACTACAGGCTTCTCTAAGATGTATCAGGATGCTGCATTGATTCTGTCTGCAGAGAAGAAGTTCTCAGAATTTGGATTCCCCGAATTTATGAACATTGACCCGTATCTCTTGGTTAACCTTGAGTAATAATACACCTGGTTTATTTTACAAATAATTCCATTTCTTGATGGGGTAGGTTTTGCGAGGACCTACCCCTAATTTTAAACATCTAAAAACTTAGTAAAATTATGGATAAATATAAAGTAACTGTAGGTGCTAAAGCTTACAGCTTCCATGACCAATCTACAGGTATTACAATTTGTAGAGGAGAAGAAAAAGAATTGAGTGCTCGACAATACAGAACTAAAAAGATTCAGATGGCTTTGAATTCAGGTCACCTGCGTTTGGTTCTTGATAAGAAAGCTGTCGACAAATACTCCAATGATGACATCGATAAGTTGGAAAAGAAACTGAATGCTCAGTTCGAAAAAGGTATGGAAATCAAAAAGATTGCCAAAGCCTATACTCTCGAAGAAGCAACCCTTATCGCTGCTCGTCACGAAATTGTTGCCGACAAAGGTGATACAGTTGAAACTCTGATTCAGGTTCTGTTGGAAGAGTTCGAAGAATCTAAAAAATAAGATACCATGGACAATCTAGACTTTGTAGCTATTGCGAATGGTCTGGAAGTTTCATTTAGAGTATTAACCAAAGTCCCAGCCAAGGCCATTTTTGACTGGGACTTTGGTGATGATAAGGGGTCCGTTTATGATGTTAAACAACCTACTTATACTTATGAAAAGTCCGGATTCTATACAGTAGCGTTGAACATAACGAACTCCGAAGGACTTAACTTAAATGCAACTAAAACCATAATTGTAAATACCGAGTCCAAAACTACATTAACTGATAGTATATATAACCTAATCAATTATTACATTCCTTCAGAAATCTCAGATGGTATGTCATCAGAAGAGAAAGCAATGTACATAACTAAATGGCAGTTATATATCCAACCGCTAGTAAATCATATTATCCCACTGGATAAATATAATGATGAGTTAATGTATGAAGCTCTAGAAAACCAATTAATTATGGAATTGGCAGCATGGGATTATCTCAATGTTAAGCTCCTTAATTTATTAACAAGTACAGGAGAATACCTAAGTCAACTTACTTCAACCAAAGAACAAGTTGGTGATGGTTCTTCTAAACCGGAACAAGCTCGAGGTGATAGAATCAAACAAATCACAACTGGGCCTACTGAAGTACAGTACTATGATACACTTGCCGATGCAACATCTTCCCTATGGAAAACATTTTCTCAAGCAATGCAACCTGGTGGTATTATAGACGAGTTAAGAAAAAACCTTTGTATGTTAGCTGGACGATTGGAAATCTACTTACCATTCTGTGACCAATCAAGTCATGTAGTAGTTCCAAGAGTAGTAGACAGAAGAAGACCTGGATTAATAGATGGGCCAAACCCCAGCTCTCCAGTAAAACGTAATGGTAGAACCTTAATTAGAAAACGATGACCAAGACTCCTCATAGATTGGTTAAGAACCGGTCTTGGGATAGATACAAGAAGATTATAAATGATTTCTTGGATATAGATGCTGGTAGGCAAACTATAACTTGGGCAAAGAATGTAAATCAACTCCTAAGTCATGGAGAAGATGAAATCCCTAAATATTATAATATACCAATCGAGGCATTATGTTATTACAATGCCTTCAGAAACTGGCCTATTAATAAGGCAACAGTAACTGGAGAACTCGATGATGAGAATTTATCAATACTGGTTACTAAATCATATATAGAACAACTGGGACATTTAACTCCAGAAGGCTATTGGGATTTTAACTGGTCTGAAGATAGGTTCGTAATTAATGGTATTACTTATAAACCTTCTGGAGATACACAAGTTGCTCAGGCCAAGGATGAAGCATTAGTCTTCATGGTTATCCTAAAAAGGGACCGAGATACCAAAATACAATTCGTAGAATAAAATTGAAAAGTATATGGCAAAGATGTTAATGTTACGATGGAAACCAATTAATACCGGAAATGGTATTTGGTTTGACAGTAACCTGATTGTCTTGAACGGTACATCTGGAGTACATATTGAAAGTAAGAAAAGTAATTTAGACGTTACCACATTCCAGTCTATGACTGGAGGTAAGTTTGTTACTTGCTTTCAAGATTACTTTGGAGAAGTTTGGGATAAGATAATACCTCATCCGGGTATTGGCCAGGTGATAAAATTCCGTATCAATCAACTCCCAGATTATGCAATAATCAGAGGTGATATTGAAGACGGGGGAGATCCAGACCCAGAACATCCAGATATTCCAATGAATGCCTTCTGTGGAAAAGAAGGAGAACCATTCAGAGATAAGAATTCTGACTTCTTCTGTGGTAAGCAAGTAATCAATCCTTAAAATAATAATGATATGTACGTAAGTAAGTATTACACAAATGAAGAAATTGACCAAAGACTTTTACAGGGTTATTTCGATGACTTCGTAAAGGCTGGGTTTGCTGGAACTATTAATGAGTTCTGGGCATTCGTTCTTTCTATTGCCAATAAGGTAGATAAGAGAGAAGGATACGACTTATCTAAAAATGACTTCACAGATAAACTCAAAGAGAAACTGGAGGGCATTGAAGAAAGAGCAAACTACATCACTAAGCTTTCTCAGTTGGAGAATGATACTAAGTTCCAAACTGAAGAACAGGTAAGACAAGCTATCAGTGATTTGATTGATGGTGCTGATGATGCACTTGATACATTAAAGGAATTGGCAGAAGCATTGGGAAATGACCCGAACTTTGCTACTACAATTACCAACAAACTAACGGATTTACGTAATGCACTGACAGATGAAGTTAACCGAGCTAAGGAGGAGGAAGGGAAACTGAGTACCCAAATTAGTGAGGTTAACTCTAATTTTATCAAGGCAGTGGATTTACTTAATGATAAAATCGACACTGCAGTTACTAACCTTATCAATAAGATAGATAAAGTAGAAGCAAAAGTCGATAAGAATACTGCTGACATTGCAGACCTCAGAAATGAAACTACTGGTTCATTGGCAGAAGCTAAAGCTTATGCTAAAGACTTGGTAGATAAAGAAGCTGAGCTTCGTAAAGCTGCCGATGATGCTTTATCAGAAAGTATTCACCAACTGAACACCTTGCATATCAATGATAAGGCAGAGCTCAAACAAGATATTGCGGCAGAAGCCCAATTGAGAGCAAATGCCGATGCAAATATTCAGTTGAAACTAACTGAAGAAATCACCAATCGTCAAACTGGTGATGCTGCCTTAGAAAGTAAACTTTCTGATGAGGTAGTAAATCGCAAAGCTGCCGATGAAACTCTCCAGAATTCAATTACCAAAGAGGTAGCTGACCGTACTAATGCAGATAATACCCTCCAGGTAAATATCGATAAAGAGGCTCAAGCTCGGGAATCTGCAGACCAAGTTCTTCAGACTAATATTAATTCTGAAGCTGCAACTCGTACTGCTCAGGACCAAATCCTTGACCAGAAGATAACTGCCTTAAGTGAAAAGATCGATGGTGATAAGTCAGATGTACTTGCTGCTATCGAAGCTGAGAAGGAAGCTCGTATTGCTGCAGATGCAGACCTTAATTCCAAGAAAGTAGATAAAAGAGAGGGTTATTCTTTAACCAAGAATGACTTTACAGATCTCTTGCTTGCCAAGTTAAATGGAATCGAGGAACATGCTAATTACATTACCTTGGTATCACAATTGACAAACGATGCTGGTTATCAGACTGAAGCCGAAGTAGAGGCAGCAATTGAAAAGATTATTGGTTCTGCACCGGAAGTACTCGATACTCTGGAAGAGATTGCTAGGGCATTAGGCGATGACCCTAATTTTGCTTCAACTATCACTAAGAAGTTGGCAGCAATCACAGAGAAGGTAAATCAAGAAATCGAAGACAGAACTGCTGCAGATACTGCTCTCCAAGGAAATATCGATACTGAGATAGCTGAACGTAAAGAAGCCGATGCTGCTCTTAAGACAGAACTTAAAGATTATGTAGATGCTCAGACTTCTATCGGTGATACTGCATTGAATGTAGTTAAGGATAACTTGGCTAAAGAAATCCAAGACCGTAAAGATGCCGATGCAACCTTGCAATCTAATATTGACAAGGAAGCTAATGATAGGAAAGCTGCAGATGCAACACATACTGAAAACATCGCTACTCTTAATCAAAGAGTATCCGATTTAGCTTTATCTATCCAAGATGCTATCAATACGGTTAAGAATGAACTTACTGCTCAGGTAAATGCTAATACTACAGCAATTGCTACCAATGCAGCTAACATTCAAAAGAACTCAGAAGCAATCACTGCTGTAACCAAAACTGTAGGTGATAACTACAAAGAAGTTAAGGATATGATTAATGAGGAAATTGTAGACCGTACTAACGGTGACAGTAACCTCAGTTCTCGTATTGATACCACGAATATTGCCTTGGGAACCGAACAGGCTGAAAGAAAGGCAGCAGACCAAATCCTTCAAGTAAACCTTGATAAAGAAGTTGGAGATCGTAAGTCGGCAGATGCTGCATTGGAAACTGCTATAGACGGTAAGATTCAAACTTTAACGGCTGAAGTTGGTGGGCAATTAGGTATCCTTACTAATAAGATTAATGAAGAGATAGATAACAGAGGCGGTGCTGACCTTTTATTAGAAAATAAGATTGATTCCTTGAAGACAGAATCTACTGAAAAGGTAGATGAACTCAAAACCAAGGTAGATGCTAACACCGCAGCTATCAACGTAGAAAAGGAAAGGGCTATTGCCAAAGAAGATGCTATTCAGGCAAACTTGAATACTGCCATTGCCAATCATAAAGACGAGGTAAATGCTTTAACTAAGGACATCTCGGATGAGGCTAATGCTCGTATTGCAGGTGATGCAGCACTTCAGGTAAATATTGATAAAGAGGTAACCGACCGTAAAAATGCCGATACCCTTATTAATAATGCCATAGCCCAAGAAGTTTCTGACCGTACTACGGCCATTCAAGGATTGGAATCTAAGAAGGTAGATAAGGTAGACGGTAAAGTACTTTCTTCAAATGACTTCACAGATATTCTTTTGTTGAAGTTAAATGGTATAGCAGAACATGCTAACTATATTACTAAGGTATCTGAGTTATTAAATGATTCAGGATTCCAGACTGCTGAAGAAGTAGAAGCTGCAATTCAGAAAATCATTGGCTCGGCTCCAGGTGTATTAGATACATTGGAAGAAATTGCTAAGGCTCTTGGTGATGACCCAAACTTTGCAACCACAATGACTCAGAAACTTACTGAGTTAACTGCAAAGATTGAAACTGAAACTCAGAATCGGATATCTGGTGATGAAGCTTTGGAAACTAAGCTTACTACTCTGAGTACTACTCTTACTAAAACAGTAGAGGATTTAAGAACCTATGTTACTGAAACTCGTACTGAATTGTTGGCAAGAGTAAATAACCAGGACGCTCTTATCAATCAGAACTCGGCAAATATCCAAAGAAACTTGGAATTAATCCAAGGTATTCAGAATAACATTTCTGGTTCTTACCTGGAAGTTAAGGCTTTACTTGAAACTGAGATTGCTGCACGTAAGGCAGAGATTGTTCGAGTAGAAGGTTTAATCAATGATACTAATCAGGCTCTTACTACAGAGACAGAGGAAAGAAAAGCTGCAGATAAGGAACTTCAGGATAATCTGGATGCAGAAGAAGCAGCAAGAACTGCAGCTGATACTGCATTGGGAGTTCGTATCGATACAGAAACTTCTGAACGTAAGGCAGCTGATACTGCTCTCCAAACTAAGCTTGATAAGGAAATCCAAGACCGTACTACTGTAGACACTGCTCTCCAAACTAAGCTTGATAAGGAAATCCAAGACCGTACTACTGCAGATACGGCATTGGGTACTCGTATTGATAATGAAGAAGATGCAAGGGAAGCTGCTGATACTACTCTTCAGGAAAACCTTGACACTGAAGAAACTGAAAGAAAGGTAGCTGATAAAACTCTGCAAGATAATATCGATGCTACCAATGCTCATACTATCAATACACATCGTTTGGATTCAAATCCGGTATTGAATGGTACCGACATTAAGTTGGATGGGTATACTAAGGCAACCGGTACTACACCAGCTGACTTAGATATCAAGTCAACCGATACTACGTCTCAAGCATTCGGTAAGGTACAGAAACGTATCGAAGTAGATAAGGCAGATGCCGATGATAAGATTACTAAGGTAAAAACTGCAGTAGGTCTTACAGATGCTTTGGCATTGCCCTCTCTGGAAGATACCCATTACCTTTCAGAATCCTCAAACATTGTAGAGGGGATGAAGGAATTGGATAAGCAAATTGCTGACGGTAGACATGATGAAGTTTGGGAAGTATTATATACTCAGTTTACTCAAATCTCTGGCTTCTCAGTAAGTCCTACAATTATTGAGAAAGGAGTTGATGCAGATATTACTATTCGTGGCAATAACTTATTCAATAGTAAACCGCTTGTTCCAGAAACTTTATCGGTTAAAAGAGGAATTACTGTTATAAATAGCACACCGATTGCTAGCTTAAATATTAAGGATACCCTTAATACTGAGGATGACCGTACTACTTATACTTTAAGTATTACAAGCAAGGGTGTAACTAAAACAGCAACTGCTAACGTAAATGCTTATTACCCTATGTACTTTGGACATTCTGCTAAGGCAGCTTTAACTGGTGAAGATGTTTTGGGTCTTACTAAACAGGCAATAAAGAGTTCTCCTAACGGGACTTATAACATGACGGGAATTGCTGAAGGAGAATATGTATGGTTATGCGTACCCTCTAACTTCAGTATAACTAAGGTAACTTCTTCTGGATTTGGAGTTCCTATGGCTGCTGCAGCTACAGTTACTGTAGAGGGCAAAGGTTCATACAAATGCTACCGTACTGAAGGAGCTTTAAAAGCTGGTAATTTCAATTTTGTAATCGGATAAAAACTTATAACTATGGCAGAAATTCCTATATATGGGACTTTGGTAAATGCTACCACAGACCCTAAGATTGTAAATACTGACCAAGCTTGGGATAAAGAGCTTGGGAAGTATCAATCTGAAATCAATAAAGAAAGAATTGAGGGCAATGATTCTCTGAAAACTCAGCTGGACACATTGAGCTCAAAAGTAGATAAAGAAATAACCGATAGAGGTTCAGCTGATGCTGCACTGGGTGCAAAGATTGATAAGGAAATCCAAGACCGTACTACTGCAGACACTGCTTTGAAAACCGAATTAACTGAGGATATTCAGGAAGTTCAGGATGACCTTAATACCTTTAAGGCAACTAAAGGTCAGGCAAATGGCTTAGCTTCTCTTGGTTCAGATGGTAAGGTACCTGCATCTCAATTGCCTTCTTATGTAGATGATGTGATTGATGTATATGCAACCTATGATGTATCACCTACCAATCAGATATCTAATATCAAGTTATATTCGGATGCTGCTTATGCTAACCCAGTTACTGGAGAAGCTGGTAAATCCTACAATGATATAACTGAGGGACACCCAGGATATCAATTCCGTTGGTCAGGTACTACTTGGGTACCAATTACTTCTGGAGGTTTAATCATTGGTGAGATATCCGGTACTGCTTATGATGGAGCTAAAGGTAAAACTACCGCAGATGAATTACAAGGTCTTAAGGATTTTAATCCTGTACGATTGATTAGTATTACTACAGAAGCTTCTAAAGGTACATTAAATTATGAACCTGCAAACGGTACTGGTGTTAAAGGCTTAGATATCCCTGCTGCTACTTCTGCTAAAGCCGGTGTTATGACTGCTGCTGATAAAGTTAAGTTGGATACTACTTTACCGAAACAGATATCCGATGAGACTACTGCAAGGGAAGCTGCTATTAATGCTTTGCAAGGAGAGCTGGCTGATGATATTGCTCAAGAAGTAGTAGATAGGAATACTGCAATAGCTGCTGCTAAAACGGAACTTACTACTGTTATCAATAAAGAGGTATCCGACAGAAAAGCTGCAGATACTCAGGTAAGAACCGACCTTGAAGCTGCAGTTGAATTGGTTGCTGAAGGATTAAGAGGTGCTGATACTACTCTTCAGAATAATATCACTAAGGAAGTCAATGACCGAAAAGGTGAGATTACCCGAATAGAAGGATTAATTTCAGATGAAGCTGCAACAAGAGCTCAAGCAGATACTACTGTGAATGCTAAAGTAGATTCCCATATTGGTAATAAATCTAATCCTCATGGAGTAACTAAAGCTCAAGTGGGATTGGGTAATGTTAACAATACATCAGATGCAGATAAACCAGTATCTACTGCTCAAGCTACGGCTATTGCAGATGCCAAGGCTGCAGGTACCAACGCTCAAACCAATCTTACTACTCACATCCAGAATAAGAGTAATCCTCATGGAGTAACAAGAGACCAATTGGGAATGGGTACTACTGCTGAGATTATCTTTAAGAAGGTATCTGCTCCTTCTGGTTTATGGAAAGAATCTGACGAAAGACTTAAGACTTTCATTAAACCTTTGGAACATACTCTTGATGAAATCTGCTCTATTCCAACGGATTCATTTATGATTCGAGGTAATCATGATATAGGTACAATTGCTCAGACAATCGAAAAACATTTCCCAGAATTAGTCTCTGAGAATACGGTTAAACCTGAAACAGTTCCTAATCCCGAAGCCTTTGAAAAGGTAGAAAAGGATGGAGAAACCTATATCTTGGTTAAAGAGGTAGATTATTCTAAGATGTCAGTATTGGCAATCGAAGGTATCAAACTTCTGAAAGCCGAGATTGATGAATTAAGAGAAAAACTTTTGTTCACAAACTTAGATTAATATGGGTGAGATAGCAACATGGAGTGCTGTCAAAACTAAAGTAGGCCTTGGTAAGGATTCAAATGAATGCCCTACCAAGGCTGAATTGTTGGCACTCTCTCCTACAGGAACGGGAGAAAATTACGTTGGCTTGGAAATATCCAATGCTAGTTCCTATGGAAACAATGAAACCGTACAGCTCAGCGATATTCATAAGGTAACTTATAAGTATACATTTACTGTAGATAGAACTACTTTAAGTTTTCCTGCTAGTGGAGGAGCTCCTTCTCCAAATCGATGGTTTGGTTTAGTTTCTAGAAAACAGAAATATGTAGATGGAGTAATATCTGGTAGTTATACTAAAGTAGGTTATACACAGACGGCTTATCCTGATTGGGTATCTTATAATCAAACTGTACCTCAATATGAAGCTAAAGAAAATACTGGATTAGTTGAAAGGTCAGCTAATACGACCTTTACTCAGAATGAATCGGGTAAACAGATAACAGTTCAATTTACTCAAGCTGCAGCAACTTCTACTTGGGCTTATACTTTTACTTTGACTAAGGCTAGCAGTAATTCTATTGGGGCTTTGGGAGGTAAAGTAACTTTTGAGATAGATTCTTACAAGCAAGAGATAAGGAATGGCCATAATTATGGTAGTCAAATTCCAGTTAGTTATAAACGAACCGATGACCCAGATTCTTCTGAGATTTTGGAGATGACCATCCCAGAAAATAAAACTGAATCTTCAAGAGGTTTTAATTATATCTGGACACAGGACGAATCTAATAAAAAACAGAACTATACTGTAACTCAAGCTGCTGGTGTAAAAACTTATGGTACACCAACAGTATATCTGGGAAACATTGCAGATATCCCTGCATCAGGAGGAACTGCAGCTACACCTACTTATACCTATTCTCAACTTTGGGGATGGAATGGTAAAACCAATGATGGTGGTACTATAAGTTCTGGAGCTTCAGTAGTATGGTCCGAAAATATCTCAGGTTCTAATCTTGGCACGACTGTAAAGGCAAGAACTAAATTGGGAAGCCGTACATTAACCGTTACTCTTAATGGTAAATCTGGTAGTGCCTCAATCGATATATACCAGGCAGAGAATAAAATTACTAATACAACTCAGGGTGCATGGGAAGTTTCTATTTCTGCAAACCCAAGTACCTTTACCGAACAAGGTGGTACATCACAAATCTCTGCAAGTGCAAGGGCACCAAGAACTAATCATTGGTCTTCAGGTGCAACTAATGCAGCATCGGATGCTACAGGTACTCCTACGTTAAGTATACCTACTGCAGTAACCGGATTCAGTTTATCGGGTACTACTTTGACTGTTGCAGAAAACACAACTGCAAATCAAAGGAGTGTAGTAGTAAGGGCAACTATGGATACCGTCTATAAAGAAGTTACGGTAACTCAAAGTGCATATTTGGTAGAATGGGAATATACATTTACTGCTTCTCCAACTACTTTAAGCTTTGATGCTTTGGGTACTGCTAAGTCTATTACTATTACTAGTTATCGTGAAAAGTATATTAATGGTTCTTTGGTAGAGGGTTCTAGAGAAAATGTAAGTTATATACATGCAACAAGTACTGAACATATTGGAACTGTACTAGGAACAAGTATTAGTATGCAAGAGAACCAAACTACTTCTACAAGGAGTGGCCAAGTATCATACGAACAGAATGGTTCTAATAAAGTGATTCGTATCACTTGTAATCAGGCTGCAGGTACAATATCTACTCGAGATGTATTAGAGGTAGTAGATAATTTTGGTGATTCACCTGCTGTAGGAGGAAGTATTTTTGGTTTGGTTAAGTCGGGATATTATGATGTAATTAATGGTAAGGATTCTACTTGGCATAATGTTACACCAACTCTAAAATCCAAATCTTCATACATTACCAATGTAGAAATTACCAAAGCTTCTGGAGATGGTTATAATATAGGAATTACTCTGTCTAAAAATACTTCTGAATCTTCTCGTAGAGCAAGTCTTACTTTAACCTATGGTAGCAAGGAATTAGATATGGCAACTACTCAAGCAGGTGCTAGTGTTAGTTATAATTATTACTTTGGAGTAACTACGGACTTTCCCTCTGTAGCTGCTGCAGGAGCAACTCCTAAGGCAGTAATTAAATCTAGAAGACATAAAGTTGTGAATGGAGTAGAAGAGTCTTCCTATAATTTGGTAGAAACTTCAGTAATAAGTAAACCTAATTGGACTGGTACTTTATCCACTAAGGTATCAAGTACTACTGGTTCAGGAGCAGATTATGATGTTACTATACCCGTATATGAAAATACTGAAGCTAGTATACGAAGAGGTACAGTAGTATTACAACAGGGGGGTTCTGGTAAACAGCTTACTTTGAACCTTAATCAATTAGCTGCAAGTATTACTACTAGGGATTATATCAATTATGTAGAACCAATTCCAGATGGAATGTTTTCGGCTTTAGCTCAGAGTATAACTGTTACACTTCAATCTTATAGGGAAACCTTAATCAATGGTAAAGTAACGAGTAAAGTTGCTGTTCAACCTGATTTCGATTTGGATTCTACCGTTACCGATTGGGCTTCTGTAGATTTAATTGGTGGTAATCCTACCAATTACGAATATGATTTTGAGGTTTCTGTAAAAGAAAATACTACTAATCAAACTCGGTCTGGTAGTGTAATGTTTTATAATGGTGCTGCCGAAGTAGAGAATGCTTGGGCATTTACTCAAGATGCTGCAACAATCTCTACAAGGTATGAAATATCTTGGACTGCAAACTATAGTAATGGTACAGTAGAAGAGAATGTAACTGAAGTTGAATTAGAGGGTACTACTGGTATGGAAAATTCTGTAAGAATGGATTTACACATACTAGAATATACTTCTATCAATGGAGTAGAAGGTACTCCTACTTCTTGGGATTCTAGAACCATAGCTGAAAATAACTCGGCAATAGCTTCACCCAGTGGTCAGGTATCTGCTACTCTACAATCGGATTCTGAAAATGCTTTTATAGGTATTACTAATTCTGTACAGAACTTAGCCGAATACCCTCGTACTCATACCATAACTTTATATAACCCTAAAGTTGTAATTAATGGTAAAGAGGTAGGGACAGTACCCACTATTACCCTACTAGTAAACCCCATACCATATACTAGAGTTTTTGAATTCGGTTGGAAACAAGAAGGAAGTACCATTACTAATATTACTCTAGCAGGGGATATATATGGTAGTAGTGCTGGTAGTAGGGATATTATATCTTATGCTAGCTTACGAAGAGATGGTGTAGAGTTTGCTAAGAAATATATTAAGCCTACGTTCATACCACCTTCTGAAGATTGGTTGCAGGTTATTGATAATGGACAGAACTCAGATAACTCCTATAATTGGGCTTTTAAAGCATTAACCAATAACGAAGGGGATTCTGCAAGAAACCAGCAAGTTAGGTTTGAACAGCCTGGTAACGGTAATCAAGCTTTATATGCCTATGTTAGCCAAGACCCAGTGGCAACTGAACTAAATTGTGAATTAGGTAATTACTACTCTTATGGAGCTTCTGATATAGTAAATATTGGATTTGGTTGGAGTAGTAGAGATGGAGGAGATACTACTGGTAGTGGTGGTATGAATACTCCCGGAGGATATTTAGGAGCTAGAATATCTTTACCGGCAGAGAATGACTCCATTGATATGTATGCAGTAGGTTTACCTATTTATAGTAAACCTCTAAAAATTAAACTTTCTAATATTAGAAAAGTAAAAAAAATTAGTTATGATAATAACCAGTATACAGGTCTTTCAGTAGGTTATTCTCAACAAGATTATAAGTTAGGTATAGTAATGAGTGTTGGTATGGAAAGTTATTTTCAATTAACTCCAAGTATCCTTAGTGAGTCTGGCGAATACGGTGGAGGAATACAAATCCAAGTAACTTTAAAACAAACTTATAATGGTTACAGTGGAGATTCTATTGCCGATATTACCTTAACACCTAAGGATTCAAATCTTCCAACTCTATATCTTAACATAGCCTGGGGAAATCCATAGGAGTCTATAGAAAGTTTAAAGATACGATACTATGGCATTATTAATGTATACGGCCATATACGAATAACTTTAAAAATTAACTTTATGTTTAACAACTTAAAACTCAAAAATTATGGGAGTAGAAGTTAAATCTGGTGGTGAGGGCGTAATCGTCGCTGACCGCGGTTGTAATGATGGTTGCTGTTGTAATGGACGCAATTCAGGCTGGGGCTCCGGTTGGGGTGCAGTCGGTGGTGCATTGGTAGGTGGTGGCTTTGGTGCTGCTGCCGTGTCTGTATGGGACAAAATCAATGACACTAAAGCTGACATTCAGAAAGTAGAGTCTACTGTTCAGGAAGCAAAGGCAGGTATCTATAAAGATATTTCTGATGCTGCTAGAGGAGTAACTCAGGAAATCAGCGGAGTTGCAAAAGATGTTGCTGGTGTTGGTAGAGAAATCCTTAACAATCGTTTCACAACGGAAAGAGGACTTTGTGATTTGGGATACAAAACCAATTCCGATATCCGGGATTCTCGTGACCAAATGGGAGCAGGCTTCAATCGTGTTATGGACCGTCTTTGCCAGATGGAACATGAACAACAGAATTGCTGCTGCGAAACTAAAGGTTTGATTAAAGAAGTGAAGTCCGAATTGGCTCTTCAACTTGAACGTTGCTGCTGTGACCTCAAGAATGGCCAACAGGAAATCAAGTGTCTTATCGAGAACACTGCTAAAGACCAGGAAATTGCCCGTCTCAACCGAGTAGTAGATGCTCAGAGAGACCAGAACATTATCCAGTCAGTAGTTGCAGCTCTTAAGACTACATCCACAACCCCGGCTTAATAATAACCGTCGTCATTACGTAAGCCAGATTAGGAAGGAGTGCATCTTACATAGGTGTACTCCTTTTTTCGTTTATACCCCCCTAAAGATAAAACGATATGGAAAGTGAAGAGATTAAGAAAGAACCAACCAATGGAAATCAACTAAAAGATTTTACTATTCAACTTACATTGCCTGCTCCCAATGCAGAGATAGCAAAGGAAGTAGCAAATAAAGCACAGTCACTCATTGACCAATTTGGATACTATCAATTCTTAAACCTGGTAGACTTTATGCAAAGGAATCCAGGTGCAGTATCATTTGGTTTAAACTTAATTAATAAAAGATGAACATGGAAGATTTGATTTTTTCTAAATTGCAGAAAGGTGATACCATATACACCTTAGAGAGAGACAGACGTTCTGGGTATCCAATCTTTGATACCGCTAAAGTATTAAAAGTTGGTGAGAGCAAACCAAGAGCTACTGGCCCAGATGGAAGCTTTACAGCAAATACAGAAATCTCTATTCAAGACTCTGTATCTGCGGTGACTATATACCTTCCTACAGATGCTGCAGAGGGTATTTATAATAATGTTTATTACACTACCGACTTACGCAATATCGTAAACGAAGTAAATATCCAAAGAACTAATGCCGTAAATATTCTCAATAACCGAGATAAATATGAGGCAATAGTTACTGAATGCGATAACATATATCATACCATTGAAGATATGTTAACTCCTCAACAACAACCAGCTCCAGCTTATAAGCAAGAAGAATTTGAAGCTTTTAAAACTGAGGTAGCAGAGAAGTTATCCATGCAACAAGATATTCTTATGAAGATTGCCAGTGAGTTGGGATTAAATAAAAATAACAATGCCAAGCAAAAGGGTTAACATAAACCTCTCGAATAATCTATGTGATATTCAGATTTATGTAGACCCCGTTAAACAACGTCAGGCTGAGAGGTTGATTGCTAAAACTCCCAGTATTATGAAACTCGGTTATGAGTTAGGTACTAGGAAGTTTGGTAATCAACTTCTTCGTATAGTAAGACGTAGTTTAAATAATGGTCTACCTCCACCGGGTTCCAAAGTTTCTTGGCCTCCTCATGCTACTGCTACACTTAAGAAGTATGGAGCACATACCCTATTAAATCTTACTGGTCAATATGCAAGGTCAGTTACTATGGTAACTCAGAAAGACAGAACCTTTGTTGGTCTTCCTCCAGGATTAAGGAAGATAACATACTCTGGTAGAACTTCTCGAAAAACTCTTAATCAAATTGCTATCATGTTGGAATACGGTAGTAGAGATGGTAATCTTCCACCTCGTCCTTTATGGAAACCTGCTTTTGAGGCAGCCGGTGGAAACGTAGTTTTAGAGAAAGAGATACGAAATCAATTAAGAAAAGAACTTAGAAAATATACAAAGTAATGGCAGATTTTGAAGCAGATAAAACCTCTGGTACTGGTCCTGCACTTGTAATGGTACATCCGTTAAAAGTGAATGATACAGAAGCAGATAAAAAAGCCATCCTTACCATTACAGTTAATGGAGTACCTAAGACTGTAAACCTTATTCAAAAGAAAGGCAGCCTTAACTACGAATACAAATTAGAGGTAGATAAGGAAGCCATCAACCTATTGGGTAAGGGTGGCTCTGATACTTTGGCAATCACTTCTCAACGTAGGGAAATGATTAATGGTACACCCCAAGGAGATTGGGAAAATGTAGAGGTTACGGCAGAATTCTTAGAGGAACCACCCTTTACTGCTGGACTAAGATTTATGGACAATGAAGAAAAGACTCTAGAGGTATCCATTACTTCTAAGAATCACACAGAACAACTTCTTAGCGGAACTATAACTATCAAGCAAGTTGGTGGTCTAACTAAAACTGTAACTGTAACTCAAGCTGCTGGAGAAGTATCATATAGATACTGGGTAGAACCTGCTGCAGTTAATTTAGGTATACCAAAAGACCAAATCTTAAATGCTTACGAAACTTCAGCAGGATTTAGTATTACTGGGTATAGAAGTAAACTCATAGAAGGAAAACAAGTATCACAAGAGGTAATGGCTTTTAAAATACCTACTATATCTCAAACTCAACAAGCTGCAGATACTAACTCAGGTACTAAACTATACTATTGGATTACCGACTACGGTAATATAGCTAATTCAGCACAGGCTACTTTCTCAGCAACTGCCCGAGGAAGAAAAGATGCAGGAGCTATGTTTGGTAGTACTTCAGGAGGTTGGGAATGTATATTTACTGATGGTGGTACATACCAGTTTAATGTAATATTAATACCTCAATTAGTATAATATGGTAAATACAGAAGAAATCGTAGAAAGAACCTTTTATATTTGCCTATTACAAACAGCACTTAAGAAAGGTTTAACTCTTAACCCTGAAGACTACTTACCATTATCACAAGAGAATGAAAAAAGGTTTCAAGCAGATAAGGATGCTATGCCTAAATTCATTCCCATATTTGGTATCGGTAATAATCAGGTTAAGGGTGCAAAGACATGCCCTAGAATTACCATTGAATTGCAAGGGTTCTATAATGGTGATATAGGTGTTAACAAATATATCATTGGTGATAAGCTAGAGGGTGGGAATTACCAAGCATCTGAATTTCCCTATGAAACGAAAGATATAACTCTAGACATTCACCTGGTATCTAATACTCAAGCCGATATGAGGTTACTTCATAATATTATGTATGAAGCATTACCTTCTCGAGGATACGTAAGACCTTATTATAATAACTTAGAAGAATGGGAAGATGGTCGGGTAGCACCAACAGGAAACCTATTTATCGAAATAGGTAATTACTATGACCACCCAGATGAGAGTCATGGTCTACTTGAAAAAGTATATCAGTATACTTGTAAGGATGGTATATTACCTGAGAAGCTTGCTGAAGAGGGTGAACTTGTACCAATTCAAGATATCTCAGTATTGATTGGACTAACCGAAAAGCAAGAATCTGATTTACTTAATCTTAACGTAAAATAGCTCAATACTAGAGGGTATTAAATAAATGAGTAATTAACTTAATTAGTATAAATATGCCTAATTCACCATCTGTAAATTTCGAGTTTAAGAACAACAATGTTCTTCAAACTACTCCTATGTTAGGAGTTTCATGTGTATTGGCTAGAACTACTAAAGGTCCTTACGATGACCCGTCAGAACTCATCCAATCTTTTTCTCAATTCCAAAGAGTCTTTGGTTCTGAGATAGTACCCGATGGTTCTGTATCAAACATCGAAAAGGCTTTCAATGGTGGTTCTAAGCTTCGTGTTATTCGTGTACTTGGTAAGGGTGCAACTAAAGGTGTAGTATCTGCTGCAACAAGAGCTAAAGCTGCATCTGCTCCTAAAGCTGCTGAAGACGGTTCTCCGGTAGTAGCATCTGCAACTCCAGAGGAACCAACTGCTTCTACTCTTTTCAAGTTCACTTCTGGTTCAGTTGCTGTTGGCTTTGGTTTGGTAACCAAAGGTTATGGAGACCCAGTTGGTAGTGCTGAAACATTCTCTGTGAATATCTACAAACAGGCTAATACAGTTTACTACCAAGTAATCAGTGCTAATGGCCAGGTACTTGAACAAGGTCCCGTAGTAACTTATAAAACGGCAGATGATAACAATAATACTTCTGTAGACTACCTTGCTCTAAGTGCATTTGCAAAGAACTCAGAATATATCGTTCCGGTATTAACTGAAAAGACAGAGAATATAAAATCTTGGAACAACTTCATCAAATGGTTAACCGATGATGTAGATGGAACAAGAAACCCAATTGATATCAAACTCAATGGTGCTGCTATCACTGCTGATGGAGTAAAATTGAATGGTACAATTGGTAGTGCTGGTAGTGCTCCTACTGCAGACGAATGGATTGCTTCTCTGGAATTCGTTAAGGATTACGTAGATGTATACCAAATCTTCTGTTCTCATATTGACCAACATCTTGAACAATCTGCCGATGTACTTAAAGTACACAAGGCTGCTGTAGATATGGTTAAAGAATTGCAAGAATATACCTACTACATTGAAGTACCAAAGTATACTACTCACTATACTCAAGGTGACCAACCAAGAGATTTGAAATCAATCATCACTTGGATTCAGACTTGCCTTGGTACTGTAGGTAACAGTAAGTATGTTGCTTACTTCGGTGGTGGTATTAAATACTACAATGCTGATGGTAACTTGGTAGACTCAGATGTTCTTGGTACTATTGCAGGATTGGGAGATGCTTCTGCTTCTCAATTCGGACCCTGGAAATCCTTTGCCGGTATGAATCGTGGTATTATCTACGATGGTAATGGTCCGGTATGCCCGAACTATGGTTCTCCTTCAAGAACTAAAGAACTCAACGAATTGGCACAGAATTATGTAAACATAATCTGTATCAAAGATGTTCCTAATCAAGGTAAACAAACTTTGCTATGGCATTGTTTCTCTTCTCAGGTAAAACAGGATTCCGAAAGATTCCTTGCAATTGTAAGATTGAATCTGTATCTCAAAAAGAATCTTAGACCTATTCTAGAAAAGTATTTGGAAGAACCAAATATCTGGAATACTTGGAATAAGATTTATCTAGAAGTTAAACCAATGCTGGATAACTTAGTAGATGAAGATGCTATGTCTGAATACACCTGGATGGGTGACCAAGACGCTAACTCGTACAATGACTTATCGGTAAACAATGAAGCCGATGTTCGTCAGGGTAAATACAAAGCAATCTTGAAATTCAAGGATATCGTTCCGATGCAAGAAATCACTATGGGCATCTATATTGACCAGGCATCCAAGTCCGTATCCGTTCAAGATATTAACGAATAAAATCAGAAAACAATGGGAGCAAAAGTAAAGAATCCAAGAAAGAAATTCCTTTGGAGTATCACATTCCCTAAGCACCCAATCAATACTTATCTGTTCCAAACTTGTACTTTGCCAGATGTAGAGATTGACCAGGTTGCTCATGGAGACGTTAACCGGGACGTTAAAACTGCCGGTAGAGTTACTGTAGGTAACTTAGTAGTAGGTAAACTTTTAACTACTGCGGGTTCAGATACGTGGCTTCATGATTGGCTTTATTCATGCCAGGATATGATTGCTGGTGGAGGTTTGGTACCAAGCCAATACTGGGAAAATGTAATCGTAAATGAACTTGCCGAAGATGGAGTTTCCGTACTTAACACCCACCTCTTCGAAGAGGTATGGCCATGTAAGATTACAGGTTTAGACTTGGACAGAATGGCTTCAGAGAACACTATCGAAAGTATCGAATTCTCAGTAGGTACTGTAGATAAGTATTAAAAACGCTTAGTCTATTTTCACTAAGATTTTTAGGTGGGAGGGGTGGGATTCCTAGAAAGGGCTCACCCCTTTCTTGTTGTTACAGCGAACACTATGAACTAAAGTATAACCAAATAACTTATTTAAACATGGAATTAAATTGTAGAACACATGAGTTTATAACCCCATCAGGTTATAAATTCTCAATCAGGGAACAGAATGGTGCAGATGAGGATATCTTATCTAATCCTATGGATGTAAGAAACCTTATGAACCTTACTAAGTTCATTCAGGCAATTGTAGTTGATACCGACTTTACTCCTAATCGTAGATTAACGGTAGAGGATGCAGACCGTATCCCTTTGAATGACAGATACTGTATCTTATTCCAATCAAGAATCTTCTCACTTGGTGATGAAGTAGAATTTGAATATGATTGGGGCCAAGAAGGCGGAGTACAAACTTACGGTCAATCCTTAAGCGAGATGTTATTCGATAACTATGGAGAATTTCCTACAGAAAAGGAATTGGCCGAAAAACCAAACGCTATCCCTTATTATCCAGAACAAGGTAAGCTTACCGATTACGAAGTAACTCTATCTTCAGGTAAGGTAGTTAAATTTGATTTGCTTACTGGTGCAGGAGAAAGAATGTTGGTTACTTTACCAATAGAAAAACAAACTCGTAATGCAGCATTGATTGCAAGGAACTTACATCTTCAGATTGATGGTAAATGGGAAAAGGTAGAAAGCTTCCATTTATTCTCAGTAAGAGACATTGCAGAGATTCGTAAAACAATATTTGAATATGACCCAGTCTTCGATGGTAACACCGATGTAGAACATCCAAGTATACCTGGAAGAATTGATAAATATCCTATAATGCTTTCACCGACTTTTTTCTACCTGACGGAAGCGTAGACCACCCAGGTACATTCACTTATATATGTAGAGCTGAGGTAGCCATTGACTATCTCAGCTTTTTGCGTCTTCCGTATCGAGAAAGGAAAAGATTTAAGGATATAGCCGATGAGTATTATGAAAACTTAAAAAAGAAAACTAGAAAATGATAGACAGAAGAAGCTTAGTCGAGGTCGGTGTTGCAATGGTATTAAGAGACCGATTCTCTAATGAGGCTGGCAGAATATCGAACTCATTTAGAACAATGATGAACGATATGAATACCTGGAATCGAGGTATTCAAATGTCAACTTCTAATGCTTTTGAGTTTGGAAAAGAATTGGTTGGAGGTATGGCAAGGGCCTACCAATATTCTGCAGGAGTATACGACCAAGTATTCTTAGCTTCTAAAATGTCTGGAGCTAATGCTGCTCAACAGGCAAGGCTAATGCAAGTAGCCAAAGAAGTCAATGAGGTAACTCCTCTTACTGCTGCAGATATTGCATCAGGCGAAAGGTACTTGGCAATGGCTGGTAACAATGTAGAGCAAATCGAAAGAATGATTGGCCCTGCAGCTAAGCTAGCTTCTATCTTCAGTATGCCTCTTGGTCAGAAAGGTGGAGTTGCTGACTTGATGACTAACATCATGCAGACCTTTAATATACCTTCACAGAATGCTACTCAGGTAGTAGACCAATTGGCAACTGCAGTAACCTCTGCAAATATTTCTCTAACAGACCTTGCCCAATCTTTCCAATATTCAGGAGCAGAATTTAGAAATGCCAAAATCAGTATGGGTGATGCAGCTGCAGCCATTGGAGTACTTGGTAATCAAGGTATCCAAGCTTCATCAGCTGGTACTGCATTAGCAAACATGATGCGCTATTTAACACTTTCCGTAACCGGGCAGAAAAAGGGAGGTGGTGAGATGCTAAAATCTTTAGGCATTGACCCAAAAACTCTAGTAGATGCCTCGGGTAATCTTTTGAGATTAGATAAGATTATATCTATATTGGGAGATAAACTTAGAGGTAAACGAGGAATAGATATCTCCTCTGCTCTGTTTAATATCTTTGGAGTTCGTGGTACAAGAGCTGCCTCAGCTTTACTTCAGGATTACTGGACTGGAGCTAATAAGCTTACTGAACTTATGGATAAGGTTGCAGGTGCAAGTGGTACAGTAGAAAATTTAACTCAAGAAAGATTACAAACTCCTGCAGGTATTATCGAACAGTTTAAATCAAACTGGGAGAACTTTATTGTAACTGCAGGTTCTACACTTGCCGAAGTTTTTAGCCCAGTACTTAAATTAGGTTCTGGTATCCTAAAGATTATTAACAGTATGCAAGAAACTTGGGCAGGTAAATTCTTGGTAAAGGTAGTTGCAACTGGTGCAGTAGTAGGTACTCTATATCAGGGATTTAAGTTTATTCAGGGTACTATCAAGATGATTAGTACCTTCCAGGCTTTAGCTACTTCAGAAACTAATGGTATGGCAGAAGGTATGGTAAGAACTAATGTTCAAGCTTCAATCCTTGAAGGTCACATGAGAAATATCTCAGCAATGATGATGAGAATGACTGCTATGCAAATGGCTCCAGGTAAATTCTTTGCATTACCAATGGGAGGTACCATAGGTAAAACCCGAAAAGGTACTGTAGTAGCAAGAGATGCAAGAGGAAGATTTACTTCAATGAGTACTCTTGCAGGAGCAGGGGTTGGAGCAGCAGTAGGTTCTACTGTAACTAAAACTGCAGGCCAACAGATTGCTAAGAAAGGTGCTATGGGATTTGGTGCTAGATTACTTGGTGGTAGACTTTTAGGATTCTTAGGTGGGCCTTGGGGACTACTAGCTTCTATAGCTATTCCTGCATTAATCGAAGTAATCGGTGGTCTTACAAATTCTGTGGATAAGAATACTGCGGCTTTAACCTCTGAAGAAACTAAAGCTTCCATTCAGGATAGAAATCAACAAGCTTTTGTTGATGCCGTTAGGAGTGCAATCAGAGATGGATTTAAGGATTCAAGAATTAATATATCAGTAGATGGAAATGAAGCTGGAGACTTTGCTCCTGGTGGCCAACAAGATTTTACTGGTATATCATTGGGATTAAACTAAACAATCATGGCAAGAATATTAAATCAGATAGCAGGTGGGGTTGTTGAAAAGTATAATGACCTCACTCGAGATTCTGCAGGAGTTCTTACTGGTCCTTTAAATAAACTTTGGAGGACCAGAATCTATCTCAATAGGGCAACTTCAACCTTGCCTAAAGATACTGCAGATAAGGGTAAAGTATATGACCCAAATAACCCATTCGGACCCAGAGCTAATTCAAAGAATCCCAAGTTAAATCAAAGGATTCAGGCTCAATATCGAATGGAATTAAAACATCAAATAGAAGGTGGAGTTCCTTTTGGGTACGAAGAAATGGACCCGGCTAAAGGTCAGAATGTTACGAAGAATAAAGAACTCTTCTTGGTAATGCCAGAAGTAAGAAACATGAATCAGGTAGTGATTTATAATCTTACAGCTAGCCCATATCAATATATCACTCTTCAGAACAGACCACCTTCAATTGATTTCCGAGGAGAAACTACTTGGGCAACGATTAAATCAATGGGACGTAATACTCCCATGTACCATTATACTGGTAGTGAAGATATAATTCAATTCAATGTATCTTGGTTCTGTAATGACCCAGATAATCCAAAAGAGGTAATTACTAAATGCCGATTATTGGAAATGTGGACTAAGGCAAACTCTTATCAAGCAAGCCCTCCGATTCTAAAAATCGAATGGGGCAGTTCTGGTATATTTGATAATCATCAATACATTCTTACATCTGCAACTTATACTCTGAATAACTTTAGGAATGCCTCAAGGACCAGAGTAGCAGGTAAGTCAAGTACAATCGAGGATTTAAAGTTATTGCCTGCAGCTGCAACTCAGGAATTAATCTTCAAAAGGGTAAGTGCTTATAACTTATCTTATCAAGATATTGTAACTGAAGAAGATTTAAAGAATACAAAAGGAATACAGATATGATAGACTTAAATCAATACCTAACAGGAGCAAGTCCCTATGATGGAGCCATTGCTCTTAAGTACGATGAGGGAGATTATTCATTAGAGGTAACTCCTCCAAACGTTCCTTACACTGATAACGATAAACAACATACTGTATTGGATGGAGAAACTATACAGAATATTGCCTATCGTTACTATGGTGACTCTGGTAAGTGGTATCTGATTGCCGAAGCTAATAATATCTTGAACCCTTTTCAAGAATTAGAACCTTATCAAATTTTAAGAATACCAATGTATGGCTGAAATTAGAAAACCTAACCAACCAATACTTTATAATGGAACAGCAACACCTTATATGGCTCTGTTCAATTCTGGAGGTATGCCTATAATGAATCCCATTACTGGCATACCTCTTGGCGCTTATATAAGTAATTGGAGCTACAAATATGATGAGGAGAAAGAGAACTTAGCTACCATTACATTTGATACTGGAGACCCAGATACGGTAGATATCGAAGATCTCCAGGAAAGCTCAATTATTTACCTTCAGTGGGGATACATATATCCAGATGGTCAATTTATCTCTAGCCCAGTACGAAGTATCAAGGTTAGAGATTTGGATTGTGTATTCGATTCTACTGGTACTCATGTGACGATTAAGTGTATAGATACAGTTGGAGATTTAAGATTCCAACCACCTTATACTCATTCGGATTTATCAGAACACAGTTTATCCAACTTCTTGGATAATGGTTGTAACGATGATATAGGCGTAATCATAGAAATATTTCAGTAATGGCTAAACAAATAATAAGTAATAAAGTTTACGAGTCACTACAGGTCCCGACAGAACAAAGTCGAACTACTACTGGAAAGATACTTTACGCTAACAGGTTTAGTGGAGTAGCTCAAGTAGCTATGCCCAGTGATTTAAAGTCCTTGATAGATAGTGACTTGGGATTAATAGGAAATAACATCTTGGTTCAATTAGAACAAAAGATGAAAGGGTATGCAAATGGTCCTTGGTATATTGATTCCCGGGATGGTGTAATATACATACACAACCGTAAGTTTCAAGAAGAACCAGAATACAATTATATTTACCAATCAGAAAATGGAGAAGTACTTAGAGTATCATTCGCTACTCAGAAAGTAACCAAAAGGGTAAAGGCTCAATTAACTCAAGCCTTAGACCCAGAAGATAAAGGTTTAATTGTAGGTTCAACAGATATCACAGAACCTGAAAAAGAGAAAGAGGAAGTAACTTTACTCAAACCATTTGTAGCTCAAGTAGATAATACAATGGTAGTAAATTATGGTAGTGTACCTTACGAAGATTATCGTAGTCATCCTACTACTAATATTGCTGCCGAGATGGAAGCTGAACAAAGGTATGGAGCTAAAGCTCAAAAGTATAATTCTGCAATGAAAGAGTATGGTTCTCAGAAACCATATGTTGCTTACAATGCAGGTAAACAAGAGGCTTTAGATAATCTGAGTACTGAGCAATATCGAGAAGCAATTAATACTGCTGTAAACAATTTACCGAACGATAAGAAAAGGGTTATTCAGCAAATCTTGAAGAACTCTAAGAACGGTAAAGAGTTAGAAAGTAATCTTAGGCAATTACTAGAAAACGAAAGATACCTATTTACTGGAGAATATAAAATGGAATACCTTGCAGAAGAATGGGTAGACCCAAGAGAATATGACCCAGAAGGTGGAACTATAACTCACATGGTGAATATCAGAACTTTTTCAAGTAATCCTTATGAAAAACAAATGATAGATAACCAATCTCAGAGAGGTATATCTGCAATGGAAAAGAATCCATATATTACTGTATACCCTGATACCTATAAAGTAGAGTATTCTGGAGATGGAGTTACTACACCCACTATGACTCGAAAGGTTAAAGCTAAAGTTAAGATACGAAGAATGAAGAAGGTACCATTCTTAGTACCAATCTATAAGTTATATCATAATCTCTTTAGTAGATACGGCGGAGCAGATAAGGTTACTTGGGCAATGAATGCTAATGCCAATGGAGGTCTTAAGATATCCGAAAGAAAGTTGGTATGCCAAATGACTGTAGTAGGTAGACCTTCATTACAATCTTCTCAGATAATATCTTTAGAGAATGTAGGAAAAAGGTGGTCAGGCTTTTGGTATATCAAGTCAGTACAACATTCAATGGATGCAGGTCAAGGTTATCTCTGTACATTAGACTTGGTTAAGAATAATGCAAGGGATGGACAGACTACATCTAAGACCCAACTTAGTACTCAGGACATTGTAAGTAATGATGCTAAGGATTCTGCTAAAACTGACTTTGGTAAGAACAAGAAGAATACTGCTAATGCTTCCGATATTGTACATGACTTTACCTACAATGAAGTAGTATACTTCGTAGAAAGATACATGGATGATAAGGGTAGAATTATCGATAAGAAAGGTGCAGGAGAGTTCTTACAGAATAAGTTCTATTATGATGAGATAAATGCTAAAGACCCTCAGGCTCTTGCTGCAGGTACAGTTCGTACAGAAGGTACAGTAGTAACTTCAAATGGTACAGCAATCTATGGTAAGACCAATGTGGTAAAGGCAGACCAATCGAAGGTTACTCCTTCTATGAAAGAAAGGTATAACTTTGATGAGTTTAATTGGGCAATGAAAGCTTATGAACGATATAAATCCAACAAGAAATAATGTACTCAACAGCTAAACTATTAACAGAAGAGGGTATCGAAGGTTTAGGTAGATACTACTCTGTCTACCGTGGCATAGTGGTAGATAATAATGATACGGAGAAACATATGAACCGTATCAAGGTATGCTGTCCAGAAGTCATGGGTGGAATTATTACATGGGCCTATGCAAAAGGCCAACATGGTTCTATCAACAATGGGTTCAAGTACTTAGCTCCTAAGGTTGGAGATATAGTATTTGTTACTTTTGAATTTGGAGACCCAACTAAACCCCTATGGGAATATCATGGTTGGGGACTACAACAAATACCAGACCCTTTGGATGGTCCTAATAAAATGGGTATTATAACTCCAGAAGGAAATGTAATGGTACTTGATGATGATAATGGAAAGCTAACTGTTTATATAAATGGAGATGTAGGCATTGCTGCTAAGGGAAACATTTCTATTCAAGCACAAGGAGATGTAAGTGTAGGTTCTGGTGATACAGTAATCTTAAATAAGGGAGAGAATCAAGGAGTAGTTAATATCAAAGAACTAACCGAGAAACTCAATAATACCATTAAAGAACTGGAAACTCTAAGAACTTTATTCAATTCTCACGTACACTCGGGTGTAACTACTGGACCTGGTTCTTCAGGTCCTACCGTAACTCAAGCAAGTCAACCGTTCTCTACTTTCAAACAAGAAGATTATGAGGACATTAAATGTATACACTAATGGATAACTATCTTACTAACATTGTTGGAAAGGGTATGATATTCCCTATTCAACTTACAAGAAACGAAAAGGGTGAAACAGGTTGGTATCCTGTTAATGGTGATATGGCTTTGGTAAGAAATAATATAAGCTCTATAATGTATTATTTAATAGGACAACGATTTCGACAGGAAAACTTTGGGAATCGCCTATGGGAATGTATAGAAGAGCCAAATACACAAGCCCTAAGTTTTATTATTAAAGAGTTTATTAAAAGCTCAATTGGTGCATGGGAACAAAGGATTACCTTTAAGGGTATCACCGTTTCTAGACAAGGTGCTAAAATAAACATAGAAGTTCATTATGTAGTTAATGAAACTTCTACTAGTCAGTACCTGTACCTGACCTATGATAAAAATGAAAATTCATTAAACTCTTATTAATATGGGAATCACTAATAAATGGCTCAACCCTTATCAGAGGTCTTACCAACAGATTAAGGCCAAGCTGATAGAATCACTTACGAATATCAAAGACAAAGATGGCAATGTACTCGTAACTGATTACTCGGAAGGAAATATATTAATCATTATCCTTTCATTGTTTGCGGCAATTGCCGAAGTTCTTCACTACTACATTGATAATATGGCAAGGGAATCCTTCTTACCTACTGCTCGTAAATACAGTTCAGTAGTTAGGCATGGAGCTTTGGTAGATTATCATGCAAGAGGTGCTATTGCAGCATCAGTAGATTTGGTAGTATCTCGAGATGTATCTGGAGATTCTATTGGTGCTAAGTTAACTATACCTTCTGGAACTTTATTCACAGACTCTAATGGTAACAAATGGCTATCATCTAGAGACGTAACTTGGTATGCTAATGTAACTACTTGTAAAGTTCCAGTTGTACAACACGAATTATATACGGAAAGCCAGATAAATGGTATGGTTATACCTTCAGATGAAAGGGTAACTATTACTCTTGGTACACTACCTAATGGTAAGTATTACGAACATGGAACTATGAGTATGAAGATTGGTGGAGAATCTTGGGTATTGGTAAACACCTTTGCTTATTCAAAACCAACCGATAAACATTTCATGGTTACCATGGATGAAGCTTTAAACCCTTATATCTTATTTGGTGATGGTAAATATGGACAGAAGCCAGCAGCTAATGCCAAAATATCTGAAGTTAAGTTCTACCTTACTACGGGTATCAATGGTAATGTAAAATCTGGTATGATTACTTCTGTACCTTCAGTTATATCTTCATCAGTAACGGATGCTACAGTATCTAATACTTATGCTGCAGGTGGAGGTTCATCATACGAAAATTTCAATATGCTTAAGGAACATATACCTTTGAGTGTAAAAACTATGGGAGTTGCTATTACCAAACAAGATTTCATAGACTTAGCTAAACTAGTTGATGGAGTTAGTAAGGCAAAGGCAGAATATGAATGTGGTAGAAAACTAATCGTTTATATATCTCCAGATAATGGTGCTACTGCTGACTCCAATCTTATTCAAAAGGTATATGATGTATTACATCAGAACTCACCACTTACCACTTGGTTAACAGTTAAGTCTGCAGGTAAGGTAAACATTATCTTGGATGTAGAAGTTACAGGGAAGAAGTCTTATAAGACATCGGAAATACAATCTCAGATTCTAAGTGCATTATTTAATGCTTATTCTCCGGAAGCCTCAGACATTGGTGGCAGCGTAAGAATCTCTGATATCTATGCACTTATAGATAATCTTGAATCGGTAGATTATTTACACTTGAAGAAGTTTTATACTAAACCCTGGCCTACTACAGTATATGGTAACAAAGAATTAATCCTTGGTCAATTCCAATTGGATGAAGCTAATGGTAGTATGTCTTATTTTATCTCTTTCTCTTCAGGTACTCAATTTACAGTACGTTCAGTTAAAGGAGGTTTTTCTTATGATGGTCAAGTAGGTAAGACTACACAGATTAGGGATACTATAAATGGCTTTATCTTTGCCCTTGATATCCAGGACAATGGTTATCAATCAGGATTCAGATATACTATAACCATTGCAGAACCAAACAAAGATTACACAGACCCAGGTTATAACATCCCGGTATTCGAAGACTCAAGTCAGTTAACACTTAAAGTAAACGAAATAGTATGATAAATCTTAAAAACCTAATTGATTTTTTACCTTTCGAATTTAAAGAGCAAGATACTTATAAAGTCGACGGTAAGGGCATATTAGAAAGATTTCTAGAAATTTGTGGTAACTATTTCCAAGAAGATATAACTAAAGATATTGATAATATTCTAGATATAATCGATATCGATAAAACTCAGCAGAGGTATTTAAACTACCTCTGGGAGTTCTTGGGAGCATTGCCCTTTGCTAGAACTGGAGAACATAAAGGAGTTCCCAACTTAAGTGATGAACAGATTCGAACTATCTTAAAGTATTCAATTTCATTATTTAAGATTCGTGGCTCAAGAAAGTTCTTCGAAATTCTTTTCAATATGTATGGGTTAACATGTACAATTACAGACCCAACAGATGGAGCAATGGATAAATGGGAAAAGGTAGACCCCTTATATGATACAGACTATTCTCAGTACGACAAATATAATTATGATAAGATTTATGGTTGTGCTCAATGTATAGAAGTAGGTATTTCTATAAGTGGTCATGGCTTTACTTCTCCTACTCCAGAGTTCAAGTCTTTCAAACAATCAATAGATAAGTTGTTCGATAGATTCTTGCCTTATAATGTATCTGGGAAGATTGCCTATGGATTTGACTTAGCCTATAATTATAAGATTGTAGCTGAGCCACTTATCAGTCCTGCAAAGATTGTAACCGGGCATATAACTGAAGTACCTATCAGAGTAACAGTTACATCAGATTATGATGATGCTGATTTAAGATACCAGGTAACTGGGTATGACCCATCTGAGAACAAGTGGAGTTCAAAGAAATATGAAAGTGGTTCTATCTTCTATGCAAGAAAGGGTGACCAAAGGTATTACTTCAGAAGCGTAGGAGATAATTCAGTAACTACATATGTAGATATAGGTTTAGAATACTACACTAAATCTTATCATATCTATGCTGACATAGTTGAGGGAGGAACAGACCCAGATAACTTGGTAATTACTGGTACTAATCCCGTAATCAAAGTAAAGGTAACTGCTAATATGAATTATCAGGGCAATATTAAACCCATATCTGTACAGTTACTTAATGCTTATGAAACTAAGGATTCTGGTTCTATTTGGGAAATAACTTCTGCTGGTACTTATGAATGGGTTATTGCAGACTTCCCAGCAAAGAAAGTAACCTTAACAGTAACTGCTATTGCTACTAACTACACAGTACTCTGTGAACCTCGAAATATAAATCTTACCAATGGTGAGAAATCTTTAATAACCATACGTTCTTCAGACCCTAATGAAGATACTAGCCAACTGATTGCAGTATGTATTTCAGACCCAGGTATCTTAGTTCGTAATGGTCAAAGATGGGCACCAACTACTACTGGCACATTCCAATTCAGATGTACCAAAGATGATTCTGGTAATACAAGTAATTATGGTACTGTAGTAGCTTATAGACTAGGTTATACAATTACCTATGATATAGGTGTATCTAATAAACGATTAAACCTAAATGCCCAAGGTTCTGCCTCAGTTAATCTTTGGGTTACATCTGGTATTTATTATTCTACTTTTGAAAGTGCAAACTTAGGTTATTATTTTAATACCGAAGTAACAATCTACAAAAAGAATCAGGGTACTTGGGTAAAATTGGGAACTACAAAATTAACTGACCGTTATGTAGTTGGTCCTGATTTCTATTATGGTAGAAATACAGAATACCAATTCAATGAAGCTGGTAGTTATAAATTTGAATCTGTAGGGGATGCCAGTAAGTCTGTAGAAGTAGAAGTACTTGATTATGTACCAGCTCCTCAATCATACTTATGGTTAGAACCCTTGAATGAAGATGATGAGAATTGGTATGAATTAGAACCTTACTCAGAAGAAGCAGAAGATGCAGGGAAGTATATCAAGGCAGGATATCAATTAACTAAATCTAAGAACTGTCAATTCTATTTACGTTGGGGAGACGGTGGTTCTGTTATAACTGGTATAATTCTTGATGGTTTTTCTGAAACCTATGATTCAAATATTCTTATTACTATGGATAAAGCAGGTAATTATGAATTTTACTATCAAGGCTCCGTAGTTAATCTTACAGTTAAAGATGTTATACCTAAGTATACATTAACCTGTAATCCAGTAAGTGCAGAATTAAGTAAGGATATACAAGAAGTATCTACTATCGTAACCTGTACTTCAGATACTGGAGAAGTTTCAGATATTGTATATGAGACAGCTCCAGATGTAGTTCATCCAAGCCCTTATCAATTCTTCACTAATCTGCCAGGTAAACATACTTTCTATGTGAAAGCTAATCCTGCAGTTAAAGCAGTATTCATAGTAAACCTGTTGGATGTAGTTGATAAGACAGAACTTACTTGGGAATCCAATGATATTTCGGAACAAGGTATTAATATATTAGTTCCGGAAGGAACAGAATGGTCACTTAAAATAGAATAAACAAAATGGAAAGCAGCTCTTTTAACACATTATTTAAAACTGGTATCATTGGATTCACTTCTGAATGTTATGCCATTATCTTTAATTTGAGGTGGATGATTTTATTAGCCTTTGTACTAATACTTACAGATTTTTGGTTTGGGATATCTGCAAGTAGGGCAAAGAAGATTGAAATAAGAAAATCTAGAGCCGGGAGAAGAACTCTTAATAAAATCATTGATTACCTGTGTTACATCTTACTGGGTGCCGTAATAGGTAAAGCCATCGGAGAACCTTACGGATTAAATCCAATAACAGTATCTATAACGGTAATGGTATTATGTTACTGTTTCGAGATAGATAGCATTTATAATCACATCTGTACTCTACATGGTGTAGAAAAGAAGTACAGTATCTGGTCTATCTTTTGGAAATTAATAACCTTCAAGTTCAAGGCTGTAGGAGAGGCTTTCCAAGATATGAAAAACCAATCGAAAGAATATAAGAGTAATAACAATAACGAAGATACATTATGAAAACGTATTTTGATTATGAAGGTATAATAAAGTCTAAGGATGCAGCTGAAGCAATAGCTGCACCCATAGGTATGGGTCCATTTTGTGGATTTGGCTCAGCAACGATTGTAAATAATGCAATCACTCTCTTGCCTAATGGAGAACCTACTTCTCCTGCATATCAAGCAATAAAGGATAGAATCCTTTCAAGGTATATGACTAAAGCTGCAGATTCTGGTGAAGGACCAGATACAAACTTTGGTTGTATAGCAAGAGATGGTACAATCTATATTTCTGATAGTGCTAATATTAGTATATCTAATATTGAAGGCTCAAAGGGTTCTAATGAGGATGTGATTGTATTTGCTTACCATACACCTTTGGAAGAGCCTGTACAGAACCCAGTACAGTTCAGAGCTTTCTGGAATGAATCTAATTCGTTCTATTCTCTGTACAAGAAATCAGTAGACCCATTATACCCAACACCCAAGGATTCTAGAAACCTGTCAAAAACAAATGTATTAGAAGATAATGAATTATCCTATGAGTCTCTAGTGAATAGAGCTATGGCTTCAGTATCTCTAGGTTTGGTAGACAAATCCTCAATGGTATTAATTGGTATATATGGTCAAGGTACCAACTCAATAGATAACACAGTAGAGAAATATTCTATTGTTCCCTATGCAGGGAAGTTTCCCCAACCAGTAGAATATAATACTGCTATCCATGGAATGCAACAAGCAAATATAGAAACTCTCTTACGACTATTGCAAGGATTCCCAAACTTTGATATCAAGGCTTACATTGATGAAAAGCTTGGTGGTATGGCAGGAGCCAATATACCAAGAGGATTAATTGCAATGTGGAATGGAGTTTCCGTACCAGAAGGCTGGGCTTTATGTAATGGTCAGATTGTAGAAGACTTACAGACACCAGACTTATCAGGTAAATTCATTGTAGGTTGGTCATCCGGTAATGAAGATTATAATTTGATTGGTAATACTGGTGGCCAAGAGAAAGTAACTCTTTCTACTCAGGAGATACCTTCTCACGTTCACAACTTTGCAGATGCTTACTTTATTGAGGCTTACGATGGTATCGGTATTAATGGTAGTCAGTGGATTGGTAATAACCTTTATGGTAGTAGTAAAACCGATAGGGATAATTCTTATGTAGCACTTTGGGACCATGATACCCGAGCTGCAGGTGGAGGTCAACCTCATGAGAATAGACCACCGTACTACGTACTGGCATATATTATAAAACTATAATAATATGTCTTAACTACTTATATTGTTGACAAAGAACTTTTAATTTATGATGTTGAGAAAGGGGCGTTGGGAAACGCTCCTTTTCTTTTGTGTTAGTAGTGAAGTTCTTCTTTAGCTTTCTCTTCCCAATATAAGATATCTTGTTTGAGTTCTCCTATGTATTTAACCGACTTCTTAGTTCTAGGCATATCAAAGAACTCAACCAGCATTATATTGGTGATTCTTTCTCCATCTTTAATTCGTTCTTTAATATAAGGAGGTGGAGTAAGTAATACTTCAAATACCATATAAGCATCTGGAGATAATTTCTCTTTCATATACTTATATAATAATTCAAGCATTTCTTCCTTAGCCTTAACCTCTTCATCGTCATCTTCTAACTCTTTATCATTATCAAATAAGTCTTCAAGTTTAAATAGGTTCTGATTGTATTCTGCAATCTCTCCATAGGCAAATCGAAGAAGCTTATTCTTAAATGTAGCAAGAGAAGAAAGGATTCTTGCTTTAAGATGTTCTTCACTACAAGTACCGTAGTACTTATTAAAAACAAATAACATTTTATCCCAGAAATAAGAAGATATTATATCTGGAGTAAGGTTAAACCTTTTGTAATCAATCTGTTTGGTAAGGTTCCGAATAACTGGCTTACAAACTTTGTATAACCGATTAAACATTGCTTCATCATAATCCTGCATGGGTTTTAATCTATGAAGCTCTGAACCATTGTTTCCATTACATTTCCTCATATTCTTTAAGTATTTCGTTAT